TGAATTATCAAGGTGCTCCGGTTGCAGAAATGTGGCCGGGGATTTTTGTATCCATGTCTAAAATTTAAGCGCTTACTATTATTCCTCCATTTTTACACATCGATGATATTTATTATAGATATTCTCTCCTACTTGATTATTTCATTACGTTTTTTAACAACGTGACTCTTGTAAGCAATCCCACCCCTCCAGGCACAGGTGTTACATAACAACAATTACCAAAATAATCTTCAACATCTTTTTGATCAATATCTCCACATAACTTTCCGTTTTCATCTCTGTTTATACCAACATCTATAATAATAGTATCGATGCCGAAATAAGATGAATCAAACTTCTTAGGCTTGCCAATTGCAGAAATAACAATGTCTGACATTTTCATAAAATTCTCCATGTGATATTTTTGTGTCTTGCTATTGCAACTAATAACTGTTGCGCCTTTATCAATAAGCATATTTACAAGTGGTTTTCCTACTATCTCGCTTCTTCCTAATACAGTTACTAATTTACCTCTTAGATCAATGTCATTAACTTCAAGCCAGTCAATAATTCCCTGTGGTGTACATGGATTATAAAGTGAATCTTTTCTAAATCCGTCAACATCTTTTTCTGGACTAATAAACTGTTGTAATATTTTTATATTGTATTTATCCGGAATAGGAAGTTGAATAATGATTCCATCAACTTCTTTAGAATTGTCTAGACCTTTAATAATTTGACATAAATCTGATTCATCAAGATTTTCATAATCTGTAATATGAATATGATTAAACTTTATACCAACATATTCACAATCTTTTCTTTTACCTTTTATATAAGAGTTACTTGCTTTGTTGTCTCCAATCTGAATTACTGTAAGGCAACGCTGTCTTAGTGAGTTTTTGCATAACTCTTTTAGTTCTTCTTTTAGATTGGCTGCATATTCTTTACATGAAATAAATTCTGTCATTTTTTATTCTCCATCTTCGATAAATTCAGTTCGTGAATATCCATTCCAATAATGCTCGTTTCCACAATACTGTTGACACACTATATCGGAATCACATACATGATCACATCTATTACAATTTGGTTCTTCGTCATCGACTGTGTATATTTTTACGTTACTCATGCTTTTTATTCTCCGTCCTCCATACTTCTAGAAAAATTTCAAACATACTAGCTTTACCATGAAGCAAATAATGTTTGTTTCCATAATTAAAATATATAGCCCAAGGTTTTACTTTTGTTATTTCTAATAATAATAGATCGTTCACTACCACATTCGTTTTTACAAAACTTCATTAACAATTCCATATTTCTCAGCACCTTCTGAATTAATATAAAAATCTTGTTTTTTCTCCCAAATATTATCCAATTTTTCTTTTTTAAAGTATGTTCTGTCAAGAATATACTGGATAATATATTCATTCATTCGATCATGTTCTGCCATGTCTTCTTTAATATCTGTATATTTTCCACTAATCCAACAAGCAGGCTGATGGAACATAAATGTAGAATGTTTATAGCAATATCTCTTATGACCTGCTAAGAAGATATTGAAAGCTGCACTCATAGCATAGCCAGTACAATATGTATAGATTGGTGTTTTACTATTTACAATAATGTCAATCAATCCCCACATGTCATAAACTTCTCCACCATACGAATTAATATAGATTTTAATTGGCTCACGTTTATAATCTTTTTCTTTCTTGTCTTTCTCGTCATCTTCTGCAAGCTGATGCAAGATGTTCCATGTAAGTTGTCCAATTGATTCATTATCTACATCATCAGATAGAAAATATAACCTCTTTCCTGTGTTTGCATAAGTATTATCTTTAGTTCCCATTGGTCTATACTCCTTTATTCTTTATTCCCATAACTTAATTCAATATAGCAGCTTTTTCATATCTTCCTTGTTCTGCTATTCTCTTTCTGTTTTTAATACTTCGAAATGCATATTAATCTTAATGTCCGTATTTTCATTTACATTCATTTTTATAGTACAACTATCAGTATGTCCTTCTACACAGTAGTCAAGAATATCAGCAATTGTTTTACAAAATCCTTCACTTAATTCTATATTCATTTATTCTTCACCCCACATAATGAAATCGACCTTTCATCCGAAAATCACGTCCAAAAAAGCCCCATTTTAAGGGAAATTTTTGACATAGATTTTTAATTTTTTACATTTGAGCCAATAAACTTCTTACAGGCTCTCTAGTAATATTCTCTTTTGCCCATCTAATATATCCAGGAGCAACATTCTGAATTTCTGGCAACGTCATACCGGCATGTTTGCCAAAAGTTAATTTATATTCATTAATATCTGGAAGATCTTCTTTCGCAACCTTAATACCACCAAGCGCATCATATACCTCATCTGAATATGTCATATCAATATTTGATCTGCTTGATAAGTAATCACACAGATGAACCAAAAACTGCTCGTCGTTTTCTGGTTTAGGTAATACAACGCTGCTTCGTCTGTTTGAGATCCACTGTCCAGAATGACTTTCACATAATCTTGCAATATATGCTTTTGTCTCTTTATCAATATCGTGTTCTACGACTGTATCTCTGATCCATTCACCAGCAAGCAACGGATGATCATGTACTGTGTACTGAGATCCATTTGTCCCACACTTAATAGCATCGTGAAAAATTGGGGTACATCTTAGACAATCTCTTTGTCTTTCATTAGTCTTTTCTTTTACATATTCCAAGTCAAGAATATAATTCATTACTTCTCCAAACATTAACATATGTAAAATCTGACCATGAGGTTGACACTGGGTTTTATTGTGATATTTTAATGATGTACTACTAGGAATTACGAAGATATAATCAGGGATTTCTTTAATCATATCTGTACAATAATCTTTCATTTCTTCTATTTCAAATTTATTTAAAAGTGTTTCAAATACTAATACTTTATCCATTTATTCTCCTCTTTCCTTATTTTATTGTTCTTTTTTTGATTCCTATAATTGGCTGAGTAATTCCAGCTAATTCCAATTGCCTTATCGATCTTCTAAATACATAATCTATATTCTCCGTGATCTTAATTGTTCCATCTTCTTTAAGATGTTTGTTTGGAATCCATACATTTTGATTTGTATGGTTTATTACAAATCGCTTTGCATTCCTATTACCATATTTTCTTCTTACAAGATTTAATGGTATTCCTTTATAATACTGAGTCTCATAATTCATAGCTTTATCCTTTCAGATAATTTTTAAAGTAATATTCAAAATACATTCGAATAAAAAGTCCTGAGTATTTATTCTCCTTCATGAAAAATACCGGAACGTTATATTTAAACCAAAAGCTATGCAATGATCCTACGAAAGACTTCTTATTATATTGTGTATTGTAATTGCCAGCTGCGATATCTCCATAGTCAGCATTTTCAATAAGAAGAACTTTAGTTTCCGGCGCAAGACTTAATTCCTTTTCAAACCTATCCCTACCATTGGTCAAATTTCCGCTTATTTCTTCAAGACTTGCTTTTCGCTCGATACATGTCTTCCTATTAAAATACAAATCTCTTGGAATTGATAATGCTTCGTTCTTGGGAATCATAAAACTATAATCCCCAAAATCTAAAGCTTTCTTCTTATAAACAACTTTCTTTCTATCAAAGTAGTTCGTGATATGCTCACACTTCTTCTCCCTCGTGTCAATCAAAATGACCATAGAAGATATTAATTCTGCTAATTCCTTATCTGTATATTTAAAATGATCTATCACTCTTCTTCCTCCAAATCATCTTTTACAATAAATTTCTTGAGCCAATATTCATATTTATCCGGAACCTCTTTGTATATTTTCTTTCCTGTATTCGGATTGATTTCACCAGTTGGTTCTTTTTTATTCTTTTTATCTAAGGAAATAATATATAGAATTTGTCCTTGTTCGAATCTTTGCTTTGAAAATTGACTTGTCCACATTTTTACCTGGCGTGTTTTACCGCTATAGATTTCGTATAAAGAAATATTAACTACTGTTTTCTTTTCTTCTATATTGGACACATAATAAAAACGTTTATTTATTGTCGAATCGAAGATATTTATAATTCCGAGAATTTGTTGCTGATTATCTAACATTTCTTTCAAAGATAATTTCCTATATGGAATCATAGAAATTAATTTGAGAATTATTTTTTCAGAATCCAATTTATTAAATTGCTTTGCTGTTTCATTCCCATATTCATTCAAGATATTAAATGGAATGTTATTTTTTTCAGCTTTATCTTTAGATATCTGTTTTGTTCCATTCAATAAATCATAATATCTGGTCGTTTCAAGTAATGTATTTACATCTCCATATTTTTTAAAGTAATTAAGACGAATTAACTTGTTTATAATTGTCTTATTAATTGAATTTGAAGTAAGTGCTTTTAAAACTTCTGTAAATGATTTATATTCATTTTTCCCTAATTCATAAAGAGTATTGACAACTCCTTCTCCAAATCCTTTTACACTAGATAAATTAGGATATATTAATTTATTCTCTTCATTAATTGTAACTTTCCTGTTATCTGCTCCAAATTCATAATCACCTAATTTATATCCCCAAAACCTGATTGCTTCTTTGACCAAAGAATCTATTTTATCTTTTTTATTCTTTTCTTGATAATGATTAATTGCTACTTCATAGAATGTCTTAGTATGATGCGCTTTAAACCATGCTTGGTAAGCGGAATCTCCACCCATCGAGTAAGCATGTGGTGAATTAAAAGCGTATCTTGCAGAATCTTCAATTACATTCCATACATTTCTAAAATTATCAGTATTTCCAAATTCATCATTCCATGATTGATTTAATTCAGCCAATAGATGTTCTTTCTTCTCACCTTTTAGTTTCTTTTTTGAGATTGACTTTATAACACCATATGTTTCACCCATTTGTAATTGCAAGAAAGATAAAACTTTCATAATAGATTCTTGGTATATCATGAAGTGGGCTGTATCCGATAGTAAATCATCAATCTTTTTTTCTCCGGTGGTATATGGTTCACGATTCAAAAATGTACTAAGTAATGAAGCAAATCCTGGTCGAATAGCTGCAATAAAACTACTTAATTCTGCCAAATTCTGTGGCTTATATTTTTTAACTCGATTAGTAGTTGCTTCTTTCTCGCATTGATTAACACAACATGTAATGCCATTTGCGTAAATATCCCATGTTTTTTTGTCCCCAGCAATCATGTGTCTTAGTTCATCAAAAGTAGGGACTTCCATTCCAATACTATGAAAGAATTTATATGTAAGATAAACGCTATCTACAATAAGAAAATCTTCTTTCACATATCCAAATTCATCAAGGAAACCACCTTCAATAGCAGCACATACTGTTCTTTTGCCTGTCGATTCAGAAACTGCACTTATTAACCCTACTTCTCTACGAATATCTCCATCAAAAATAAAATGACCACATGCATGAACTTTTAAATTAATTGTGATTCCTTGATATTCATTACTCTGTTTAAATAATTCTGTATATTTTTCTGGAATATAGTCTTCTACATGAATATCATCTTTTTCATCTTCGTCTGCATATTTTAAAGCTTTATTATACTCATCAAGATATTTAGAAATTTGGTTTGCATCTTCTGGCTTTACATCATTTGCTCCTGCATATAATTGCCAAGCTGCTTTTTCTTTAAGTTTTTCTACTGCCATTAATGGATAACAACCATGCTCTCCAAGTAATTTTCTTGCTGCTTTAACAAATGGTTCTTGTGTGGCTACATTTAGATCAATATCTGGCATTTGTCCAGCTAACACACGTTCTTTTGTCAGAAAACGTTCTGGGTAGATTGGAATATCAGCATTAAATCTATCTACTGTTGTAAGTCCTAATAATTTATTTGTGATATATGAGGCAGCACTTCCTCTTGAAGTAGTTGTTAAAATGCCTCCTTCATTTTCTACTGCATCATCTACAATTGCTTTACTGGTCAAGAAATAATCAACAACACCTGCTTCCATTACTTGTTTAGCTTCATATCGAATACCGTCAGCCTTCTCTTTTGATTTTTCCTTTTCTTTTGAATAAGCCTTGTTAAGAATATTTTTATAAATATTGCATTTTTCTTTATACGTTTTATCCTTATGAACACTTGGAATTTTAAATTTCCTATCAAGAGTAATTTCATCACATTGCGTTACGAAAACATTTGTATTCATAATTGCTCTATATATTTCCTCTTTATTTAAAATCCCTTGTTCTTCAAATCTCTTAATAACTGTTTTAGTATCTGGATAATCTAGATACCATCCTGCTTCATCTGGATAATTAATATTTTTGTATTTTAAAATCTGATCTCTCTTAATTGAGTTTTCTTCTTTAATATAATGGCTATCAAGACCACATATAATTTGAATATTATTTTCTTTTGCAATTCTTAAAATTTTTTTATTGAGTTCCTTTTGTTTATCTGTATTATGATACTGCACTTCTAAGAAAAAATTATCCCCAAAATATTCATGTATTTTCAACCATATATCTTCTGCATCTTCATAATTCCAACCAGCCACACATGCTGATGTTACAATTATGTTATCTTTCGGAATGTTGAATAATAATTCTAAATCAATACGTGGTTTATAATAATATCCATCTATATTTGCCATAGATAAAGCAAAATTAATATCACCACGACCTTCAGCATTTTTTGCTGCTATAATCATATGGCAATTTGTTCGATCTTTTTCTTTTCTATCTTTTACCCAATATACTTCAGAAGAATGTACATATTTAAGATGTTCACTTTCTGCTACCTTATATACTTGGAATTGATTTCCTTGAGATCCATGTTCACCAGAATATAAACACTTTGCTCCAAATTCATGTATTCTATCAGCATATGTGTTAATTAATTCCGCACAATCTGGAGTAGAAGTATTGCTGAAATCTTTATGACAATGATAATTTTCAAGATATAACTTCTTTTCATAATCTTCTGCTGAATAAGGGAAATTAAAAGTCAATGTTGGAATTATTTCTTTGATTAATTCGATATCTGAAATATTAATCAACCTCCTCAATCTCATCACATACTGCTTTTAAAACAAATTTTCTTCCAAGAAAACCAGAATCTAATGTGCAACAAATCTCAAGCCCATCATTCATCATTGCATGATCATCCATTTCATCAAATGATCCATTGAAATTCCATTTAATAATCTGGAGATAATCATTAGGTTTAACTACTAAATGCTTATAGTTGCTCATCTGCCCAATTTCATATTCTCTGATATCATTGATGTAAAACCTTACAGGTTTAAAGTTTTCGCCAGACACGAAATCAATCTTTTTAATATAATCAACCAATTTACGTGTTACATCAGAAATATCTATTTGAACATCTATATTAATTGTTGTATCTGATTTTAATTCAGGAAGATTTGTCTCGATATAAGACAAGAATTTATTGAAATTGTCCTTTTTAATTTGAATACCGGCTGCCAATTCGTGTCCGTCAGCTTCTGCTAATTTACTATCGTTGCATATTTCTCTAAAATCATCGACTCCAATAGCTCTCATAGAACCAGAATATTTTTTACCAACATCTTTCAAAACTAATACCGGTCTTTGATATTTTTCTAATAACTTATTACCAATTAATCCTGCAACGCCATACGGAGTATCAATAATAGCAGTAAGCATCTTTTTATTTTTTTGACTCTCACACTGGCTTATTACATCCGGCATAAGTCTATTAACTTCTTCATTCTGATCTTCTTTACATTTTTTCAGTTCCTTAATATATTTCAAGACCGTTTTATTCTCATCAGCAAGAAAAGCTTTTACAACAATCTCATTTTTACCCATTCTATTTGCAGCATTTATAATTGGAGCAATACTAAATGAAATTGCTGTACTATTAAACTGAAATCCTCCAATAATTTTTTTAATGGCAGGATTATATATCTTCTGAAGTCCTTGATATACTATGTATCTATTCTCCATGATTGTCATATCCATCATATCTGCAACAATTCCACAAGCTGCTAAATCAATTAATTCATCAGCATAATCAGTTTCAAAACACTCATCTAAATATTTACAAAACTTCCATACTACCCCTGCGCCAGATAATTGTGGATTATCATAAAATCTCTGAGAAGATACAAATATTGTATATTCGTCATATGGGATATTGGGTTTAATAGCATGATGATCAAGAATAATAATATCTACACCCATTTCAAATAATTTTTTATATTGTTTTTCATTCTTATCCAAACTATCTACGATAATTAATAGGTCAAAACTTTTAAACTTGTCCAAATTCTGACCCTTTAATCCATGCATTTTGCCTTCATCAATAAATGGAACCACTGGATAACTTATAAAATGCTGTAAATATCTCGTCATTATTGCACCGGATGTCGTACCATCTGTATCAGTATCCCACAATATCGCAACGCTTTCTTCATTTTTAATAGCTTCTATAACTCTATCTGCTGCTTTATCAATATTGACCAAATCTTTAAGTGGCAATAATGCATCTTCTGTTGGTTCTAAAAATTTATCTATATTATTAATTCCACGTTCTTCGAGAATTGTATTAAAAATCTCTTCTTCATACATTCCTCTGCAATCGTTCTTGATATTATAATTCGTCATCATCATCCCCTATCATCTTTATCTCATTTGTTAATATGTAATCCAATTTTTCTTTCCCCATGTCGGATGGAGAAACTTTATCCGAATAATCTTTTCCAAAAAAATCCCAATATCCAATCTCTAATTCAATAAATCTCGAATACCCTTGCAGCAATTCTATATTTCTCATGATGTATTCCATTTTGTAGCCTACATCATGCATAAAAATTATCTTTTGTGGATTAAGCTCAAGAAGTATTTGTATCTGCTTTTTACTTATACTTCCGCTCCCAAGTGCAACACAATTTCTTATTCCGTATGTATAACATTGCATAACTGATTTTTCACTCTCAAAAATTAGAATCACTCCATCTGCCAAAAAGTTATAATTTTGTGAGAATCCATATAATGTGTTGCTCATCTGGCAAGAATATTTATAAAAATATTTCATTTCTCCGTCTTCGGTATCATAATTAAATCTTTCTTTTATTCCCATTAATTGACCAAATTGATTGCGTATTGGTATGGTAATACCTTGAGATTCAACGTCATATCCTATCTCGAAAAACTTTTGAGCATTAAGGGATATATTGTCTTGAAGAAATCTCAGATTACCAAAATGAGAAAATTCATTTAATACAGACTCGTCATATATTTTAGATTCTGAATTTGTACGTCTTTTCCTAACCCTTTCATAAAATCCTCCAAAGATACCTCTTCTTTCAAAAAAATCATAATAATCAGTGATTCCAATAACCTTTTTTACTTCATTTAAAACATCAGAAAATTCCACATGTCGCTGTGACATAATATAAGAAAATAAATCTTTTTGAATATTTCTGGCATAATCATGAACGTATAAAAATTTATTCTCTTTTAATTTAATTACGATTGATTTTTTTGATGAGACTTCATCTCTACCGAATTGCATATATTTTTCTCGAATGATAATATTACAATATCCGAAATGTTCTAAGACATCTTTGAGTTTATCCGGGTGATTTAATAATTCTTTCTTAATATCTTCAAGCATATCACCTTAATACTCCATTTTTATTTTATTTCTCCGTGTTTTGGTCGGCATTGTGCTGCCTCTCTGAAAATACAGTGATCTCCATCATATTTGAGTAAATAGGCAATTCCGTTATCACTAGAATTTGCACCGCTTCGACACTTCTCTGTAAATACCATTCTCCATACCGCTGTCGGATCTGGTTTATATTCTTCTTCAATCCATTTATCGTTTACTTTCTTTAATCTGAATGGACGACAATAGAATTTATTTTTTTCATCTAATTCTTCTGTGTAAACAGTGCGCATCAAAAATAGATTTTCAAGTACCTCTTTAATTTGTTTACCATTAGAAAGAACTCCTGCATCCAGAAATAACTTACCTTTCATATATTCTGCTAACTGTACAGAAGCCAAAACAATAAGATTGTATTTTTTTGCAAGCTTATCTAGCTCACGGCTATCCCTTACAAGTGAAAGATCCTGTCTTGCAGATGAAAAATCACTTTCTTGGATTTTAAATGTATCGTAAAGCACTGTATCGTACCCATATCTTAATACGTTTTCACGAATCTTCTTTTTTACAACATTCATATTCGCTTCGTTGATAGAGATGAACTTGACTCTTCCCTTATAATTTTCTCTCCAAAATTTTTGTACATTTGCTAACTGTTCTCTACTTTCAGTGGAAATATCGCCAGAGATCATTTTCTTTTTTGTCAACTTAAAGTATCGATTACGTTTTCCTAGCAACCAGATTATAAACTTGATTTTAAATTTCTTAACATTTTCTTCGTTGGAAATAATTAAGATTTTTCTATCATAATTCAGAAGTGCCATTAGAACAGTGATCCACCATGTTGACTTACCAGCACTAGAAAATCCACCCATCATAGATAAAGTACCTTCAAGAAATCCCATTATCTGACGAGATAGAAATGGAAAACAATTTATCTCTTCACCATTTTTATCAAATCCAGCAGTATCAAATGGTACGCCATTTTCTTCTCCTTCAGCACATGATTCTATGAATTCATCGTCAAAGTCAATTTCTTCTTCTTCAAGAATCTTGCTTGAGTAACCTGTTCCATAAGAACTTATTCTCAATTCGTACCAATCAGTTACTTCTTCTGATGTCATCTTACGAAATAATTTTAACGGAACAATCTTCTTACCTTTACTTTCTATTTCTTTGAGAAGATTAAATCCATCATCATGCATCTTCAAGATAATATTCTCTCTATATAAAATATCTATATATGTATCAAAATTCTGCACATTGATAATATCTATCTGATGCTGAATAGCTTCCCATCCACCCTTATCTTCATATATTTCAATGGTTTCTTCTGGAAGATTAGATAAAATAGTCACTTCATCTAATGAGTAGAATCCTTTTTTACGAAGTTGATTAAGCATTGCAAAATAGAATCTTCCATCTGCTGTAATGAAGTTGTCTCGCTCAAAACATGTATCGTCCAACAACAACATATCTTTAAAAAAGCAACTTACTACATTTCCCTCTGTCTCTATCCGATTTTTTAATAATTGTGCCGGATATTTTTCTTTTACACCAGAAATATATTCTGCTATGTTAATCACCTTCCTTATTCAATTTCATCAAGTCCTCTACGTTTCTTCTTCCGTTTATAATGATTTTCTATAATCTCTACTTCTACTTGTTTTACAGGAGTGTATTCCTCTTCTTTTTCTTTCTTATAATCTCTAAGATTATTGTTTAAGATGGCAGAAAAGTATCGAATCTTACCATATTCTTTTTCAAAATCTCGATGCATTACTTCGTATAAATAATCAAAATTTTCTTGCAAATAAGATAAAATCAAACTATAGTTATAATTTTTAACGAGAGCATTTATTTCTTTGAAAATCGCTGTATTTGTAACAACATATCCAAATATTTTATTAATGCATTCATATGTATCATCTTTCATTTGTCGTGCAGAAATAATCTCATTGTATTCTTGTTCATTGCAGTAGTAGGTATTGACTTTACCTACTACTACTTTGAATGCTGTTTTTTGATCTATTCTCGCACCACATTTACGACATTTTACTGTCCTTCCCATAGTAGTGCACACTCCTATTTCATCATGTCATAAATTTTTTTCAGACCATCTTCATCAACATCGTTGAGTTTTCCATACTCAGCAATAACTGATTTCACCTGAGATTTAAGCTCTTTATCCTGACACTCTTTAAACATTGTTCTAATTACAGAATTAAGATCATCTGGATAATCTGATGCTACTTCTTCTGATGTATCGACGCTATCTTTCATGTCAATATCATCAATATCTTCACTAACTGAGTTAGATGGTTCTGTGCTCAATGGAGTCTGAACGGTGGGTTTAACTTCTGCGCTTACTTTAGGTCTTTTACTAAGTTCAGTTTTAGATTTCTCCATGCCTTCTTCCACTACTTTGACGAATTCTGCTCCCATATCTGGTTTGTCGAAAATCATAAATTCTGGCACTGCCCCATCTGCAAATCTTCCACCTGCATCAATGAGTGTCGTACCTCTAAAGTAAAGCTTTCTTACTTCGTCTGTAGCATATTTCTTAGTTTTATCTCCAACTTTCTTCTCTTCAAGATCACGATCAATTACTCCTGTAAGAGTCACATCGAAGATATCCCCGAAAGCAGCTTCATAATCTGCGCCCATATTGGAAGATAACTGCATATATCCATCTTCATCGAGACCGCCCTTTTCTTTAATGGTTTTGAATTTTGTATGTGCAATTACCCACACACCAAATCCAGCAGCCTGAAGTTTTGACATATAAGGCTTAATAATATCATTTGCAGAATATTTTTCCCCTGCCGTATATCCTCCAAATGCTGCTTTAATTGATTTGCATTTCTTATTAGGATTTTCTACGTTTGACTGACGAATTGTTTCTGCATCAGCAAGAAGTGCAAGCTCATCCCCTGTATCAAATGCTACGATTTCAATATTATGTTCAATACCTTTCTTCTCAATTAACCATTTTTCAAGCTCAGTCATATCCTTATATGATGTCACCTGCGTAACATTTAAATTATCGAGCATTTTATATCCGATCTCGTTACCACAGCCAACAAGAAGTCCTCTTGATGGATCACCATATTTTGCGAGAATAACGTCTCTGAAAAGTGTGGACTTACCAAATTTCTTTGTACTTCTAAGATAAATTGAAAGGTTTTTGATATCTGGTTTAATTACATTAACTTCTGGTTTCTTAAATGCCATATGTATTTATTCTCCTCTTGTATATAATTTGTTTTGTTGATTAGAGAGCACGAAGCCCTCTAACTTATAATTCATCATCATCGTCTACATCATCTACTTTTTCATCTTCAAAAAGATCCTCATCATCCTGAACCTCTTCTTCGATAGGTTTAATGATCATATCCTCTTCAGTCCAAACTGTATCTTGACGACCTTTTGTAAATCCACGAGCAGGTTTTGCAAACTGGTATTCTCTAATTCGCTCTCCATAAACATCTCCTCCAAGATCCGCCCGAATGTCCTCCATAGTAATAATTCCTAGATCAAGGTCTTCTTTCTGTTCATCTGTAAGCATGTCCTCAGTAATTTCCGTCTTCTGTGCTCCATTAAGCATATTTACAATTGCTCCGTATTCTTTAAATGAATCATCCTCAACAATAAATTTATGTTTAATTGCTTCTGCTTTTTTCTTTGCTTTTGGATCGCTATCATCCGATGGGACTGGAATTGTAATTGTAACTGGTACTGGGATGTTAGATTTACGTCCCTGATCGTATTCCATCATATATCCATTTACGAAATACTTACCTTTTTCTTCTACGCTTAAATCATCTAAACTATCTTTATTAAAGATAATGTTAATCGTCGCTGTCGAAGATGGCTCTGCATCGTCTGCTGCAAGGTAAATTCTGCTTGGCACATATGACTCATAAACTCTCTGATTTTTTTCTGAATAATTATAGTCACCATTTCCTTTAATAAGGAACATCTTATCTTTATACTTCTCGCTATTGATTACCTTTTTAATAAAGTCGATGTAGTCCCATTCTGAAATAAACTCATGTCTTCTTTTTTTACTCTTCTCGTAAGCTTCTACAACTTCATCTTTTGATTCAAGACCTACTTCTTTTAATTCTTCATCTGTAAGTTCTTTTCCTTCATGAAGTTTCTCCGCCATATTCTGAAGTTTATATCTGCGTCCTGGTTTTTCAAGATCGAAAATAAACTTCTTAAATTCTGCAACTTCTGCAAGTCTAGGAGAAGTTAATCTTTCTTTGAAAGGAATCTGAATTGACTCACCTTTTACTTTGTTTCCATTTTCATCAGTACCGCCTTTTGTGAATGTGTAAATATCACCATGACCGTCTTCAAAAGCACCGGCTGTAACTGAAAGCATATGCCGATTATCACCACAGGTAGCGTTAAAAAGTAACTGCTTTCTTACCCAACCAGACGGATATTTGTTTTCTGTGTACGGCTTGAATTTCTCAGTTTCCTTAGAAATACTGAGTTTTCCAATCATGTCATAATTCATTAAATGAATCCTCCTTATATATGTATAATTTTTTTGTTATTTATTTAAACGCCCATACGGACGGAACACAGAAATAAATTTATGTGAATTTCTATGTAAAAGGTGATTTTTGAGTGCAAAAACCCAAGGGTATGCCTGTCCACCCATATTTATTCTCTATTCGGTTGTTTGAATATTTGGAATTTATGGATCGAATTGATCCGTGATTTTTATATTTATGTTAGTCCGAATGAAAGATTAGATTCATCGGTTCTTATCATTTGGTGCTTTATCTGATCTAAAATTGAAGAATCTGTGTTTATACTTATATTCTCTTTTGTAATCACAAAATTTTTTACGTAATTCATCAAGCTCATCTACACAAGCGCAATATCTATCAAAATCTTTTTCACATTTTTCTTTTGATAATTTTGTATTCTCTGTTTCGATATATTTATCTTCAATATAATATGTAAATGAACCATCTGAGTTACGACATCTTTTATGAATTTTTACCAACTTTTTTATGTCACACAGAAAAAATTCTTCTCCAACTTTTAGTGGAGGATTGTCAATATTATATTCTCCAATAATTTTTTGACTTAGTACATTATCTTTACAAGAATATCGCATATCATACTTTTTTGGTTTTTTGATATAATGTTCTCTTGAAGAAGTAGTACCATAAATCCAATCATACTTGACATAACTTTCATATATTTCTTCAACTTCTCGTTGTACAAATATACTTTTTGCCATTTCTATTCTCCTTCATATAATTTCAAAGTTCCATCTGAATTATAAATTGGTGTTATACCAAAAGCATTTCCAGATTCTACCATATAATACATTACATTAGTATTTTTATCATAGGCAACAGTCGTGTACCCAGCTTCATAAATATCAACAAGATCAAAATATTTATTTCCAAGCTTGTTGTTTGTTGGCGTTATGTCTCCATTACCACACCCTGTCATACAAAAACATATTGACAACCCAAGAACAATCGCTGCAATTTTCTTTTTCAAAATCTCACCACCTTGTTATTCTCCAATCCAAAATGAAATCTATGTTTACTCTACAATCATCCAGTCTTCAGATAGCATATCTGTCTGAGACGGTGTCCACGGCACTTTATTTTTAGGCGCATAAGGATTTTCTGTCTGTAATCCAGTAGTGTTGATATATATGAACGAATGCGTCATATAATTGAATGCTTCAATAGTTGTTCTTGCTGTAACTCTGTCGTATTCTTTCACTTCTTCACTCAGTTCAGAATACGGAATCATATCCGGGTGATCTGTAACTCCCTGTTTTTTCTTTTCTTCCCACCATGCGTTATGCACTGCTTCTGCAATAGTTTCAAGATTGACTTCTGGCGAATACATTTCCAGATAGATTCCTTTACCATTCCATCCTTTACGTGCCACTTTCTTACCATCTTTTAATGCTTCAATTGCTTTTCCAAAATTCATATTCTATCTCCTCCTAAAATGTCACTTTCATCCGGTTATTTATTCTTTGAATTCGTCGTTGTTTTAGCATTCTGAATGGATTTCATAAGCTGGAGGTTGTCATTAAGAACTAATGCCATTGCCTGATCTTCCGAGAATCCTGTTTTTACATATGCATCATACATATTTCTTTTATTCTCTGCGACTACTTTGTAATAGTCATCGTTCTTCACAAAGTCCTTCATAATCTCAAGCATTTCTTTACATACCATATATACAGTAGGCTTATATTTGTTGATATATTCTTTAATCATATCATCCATTGATGTATCCTTTGGTTCTTCTGTATCTAATCCCTCTGAAAGCATTTTTCTAAGTGCCATTTTTGTCATTGTATCCATATTATTTATTCTCCTTCTTAGCATTCTCTTTATCATGTTTCTTCTTTGCCATCGCAGCTTTATTAGCTCCTAACTGATTGTCCAGTTTTGCAAAAATACTTTTCATCTTTCCATAATGTGTTCCCATAATTAAGTCCTCTCTTTCTTTTCTTATATAATGTATTTAATTCTCTCTGTAGAGATTGTTTTTCTAATGGATTTCTACAATACTTTATTCTCTTTTTTAATTGAGAAATATTGAGATTTAAATTATCTTCATGCTCTCCGGCTTCTGATAATTTTTTTAATGTTTCTACAAGAGGTTTGAAGTCTTCTTCACCGAAAACATACTTGACCATATCTTCTAATTCTTTTTCGAATTTTTCTGTATCTTTCAAACATTCACCTCCTATATAGACCAAATAGCAAAGTACGAATCGTGCTTGTTATATGGCTCTCTGCTGATAATATCCTTATCTGTATATTCACCATTCTTTACCATTTCTGTAGCAATTTCTTCGCTATCCGCTTCGATTTTGCCATGAATCATCTGCTCATCTTGTTCCATTTGAAATTCAAATTTCATTGTAAATTTTCACTCCTTTTTGCTTATTTTTAATTGACTGTAAAGGATTCGAACCTTTATCTTTACGGCAATAACGTGCTATCCATTTACACCAACAGCCAAACCCGTAAACAAACGTCAATGAAAAGTATGAAAAACTATGATTTCGGTTATTATCTAACCGATGTGACAATGATGGACTCGAACCACCGACCGTAGAAAAGTATACCTTGTTCTTTGCTCTCCCTACTGAGCTAATTGCCACACTAATGTAATAGTTCCGTCACAGATTATGCGCGCTACAACCTATGAAATATAAATGTCGGAGAAAGTTTGCTGTTTAACGACACTTATACAATTCAAATATGCTTTCTCATGGCATACTTTCGTTCGGATATGTGAATCTCAACAACTAGCATTGTATCAATCCACAAAAGATGGATGGTGGATTCGAACCACCTTTATAAGATTCATTACCTCAAAGGCGCATCTTCTCGATAACTTCACTTACAACCACAGCGTTCCTACTCATACTAGAACCTGTCATGCACAACAAAATTCGTTCCGTTGCTGTCATCCACCGTATTATAAGCGCACCCATGTTTTCGCACATGACTAATACGCAATGTCTTAAGCGCACTTTTCGCTAACCTTTGTTCCAGAGTGCTTTGGAAAAGTGTAAGGTCAAGTATCTCTCATGGAGCGTACCCGACTTGAACGGGTGATCTTATGCTTATGAGGCACATGCATTAACCAACTATGCTAACGCTCCAGAAACTTACAACTTTTATGAGGTAAGTTGCCAACCTATTTGTGATAAAGCATCAATTTTAGAAAGGAGTGTCTGATTGATAATTCAGACAAACTAGGCTGGTGGGTACTGCCCCCACTAATATATGGGTCAAAGCCATATGTGTTTACTTATTCACCACAGCCCATTGTAATTTACAGTAGTTTCTTCATCTATATATTCTCTATATTGATGCCAATCGCAACCCACTGCTTAACCAATTGGATTTTGATGTGAGAGATTTATACTCCACTCTCATATATTTAGTATGGAAAAATTTGTATCCCGTGTATCATCATACAGGAGGAAACATTATTTATAATATATTCACCATTTACCAGCCCAGAGGACAACCCAAAGTCAATTACAACTATACTCGCAACCTTTTATCTGGGATTTTATAAATCTTTATATCTTTTATCTTTACTGTTTGAACTTTGTACTAATGAAAAACTTTGAATCTTTAACTTTACTCTTTGAGATTTATAACTTTTAGCTTTATAGCAGTTTACTTCTCATGCCGGAGGCTTTTGTTATCTTAATATATCTTAATATTTGGTATTTACTTTAGCATAGTAAGCCATCTGTTTTGTAAAAATTATATTCTTTATGTATCAGTTTGTTTATCTTTTTACATCGGAGTAACTGATAAAAACTCAGATGAGTCATAGTCTAAAGTTTCCAGTAAACAATGAATAATTACCTATTTATATATTCTCTATTGAATTAATACTCAATAGTGATATCTGTTGTTGCATTGCTAACACTCAGCGCAGCGTCGATTCCGGCTTTAAATTTAGAAATCTCATCTTCCAGTTCGTCGATTTTATCCTTGATACCAATTGGATCAACCATCTCATATGTATGTGCTTCAATGTAAGCCTTTCTCATGGTTTCATATTCGCTTGCGTTGATTTTACCTTCTTTAGAACCATAAATACCATCCAGATGAATCTTTGCCTTTTCAGCAACATTGGCATTCTCATCATTGATCTTATTGCAAGCTTTTGCATACTGATCTTTCATTTCTAGTAAAAGAGTTTCTTTTAAAGCAATACCATGCTGTTTCATATAGATAGCTTCCGCAACTGTATATTTTTCATATTCTCCTTTAAGATGTTTTTCTGCATTGGAATTCGTAATTGCTCTCTTAATTGCGATTGCTCGTTTAATCAAATCGTTGGACTTGTCATATCCGGAAACGACTGTTTTTTTGAACTCTTCAATACTTACTCCATTAATCTTCTGATTTGAATGGATGTTTTCTTTACAGAATGTAGATTCTGTAACTGTTTTATAGATTCTGTCATTAAGAATCTTAAGTTCTGCTAATCCCTGATGAATTGTCATTGTCTCTTTTGTCATAATAATTTCTCCTTTTTATCTTTAAATTTTAAACTTTGTACTTATTTATTCTCTATTTTTTAAATCTTCTCTGCATCTATTTAACAACCGAATAACAGTTTCGATTAATGTATATTCGCCTACTTTTTCATAACAATTGCAATCCAAGTCAATTGTTTCTATACATCCATTTTCGTTAATTGCCGTATAGTAATAATCTCCATCCACATCAATTACAACCATTAAAATATCTTCTTCATTATCTAAAAGGATATCTCCAACAGACGCATCTTTTATATATTCCTTAGAAGACACTTCCCAATCGATTGCTATATAATCCGGCAGTTCGAATATATTATTTTCTAATTCCCATTCACATCCTTTCTCTTTGAAATAAGTATTCCTATCTTTAATTTTAAAAAGTATGTCTGGATCTAGTTTTCTGAAACATATCTTACCTTCTTGCATAGCTTTAATTGCTTCCGTAAAATTCATAATTATGTATTCTCCTTTCTTTACTGTCTCTTTGTCAAATCTCGCCTTTTACAATTCTCTCATTCACACTCATCACAAACTCTTGAATGGCTTTGTAATTCGGTTTATCTGGTAAATCTGTATTCTCTTTTGCATATTCCATTTTCTTTTCATATTCATCCACCAGCTCAAAGAATTCTGGAATTGGTTGTCTATTATCATCTAAATAATCGCCATTTCTAATCGACATCAGAAGATCATGTTCTTTCTCTCTATATGTCACTATTTCTTTATTCTCCAGAATATCAAGACACATTATATAAAGTCGAATCAGATGCATCATGTGTTTTCCAAGCTTTCCATGCTCAATTGCATGTTTATTCCTTTTACCAATCTTGGAATAATCTTTTACTACATTATTCATTTCAGACCACATTGCTTTATAATCTCTAAGAGGATATTTTGTAAGTTTTACATCCATATAGATTTCTGAATCAAGATCCTCACTATCAGATTTGTCAATGTACAATTTGATTGCATCATCTGGGTATTGAAAATATCTTTCTTTGAAATTCACAGAAGCATTATTAATACTATTCAAAATATGTCTCTCTCGTTGTTCTTGTCCCACAAGTCTTACTGCCTTGTTATCCAAACGTCGCAGTTGAGAATTGGCATAACCACCGAAAGAATTTACTGCCTTCTTAGATAAGAACATTTTTTTATTCTCTAAAAGTTCTTTCCCTATTGGTGATATGTATAAGTAATGTTCTGGCTTAAGTCCAAGCATTTCAATTACATTTGGATTACAATTAGACAAGAGACTTACAATTTTTACAAATGAATAAATCACGGTATCTGTTTCTTTATTCTCTACTTGCTCAAATCCGTTCCCAAATAGAATTTCTTTCTTTGAATTCAATGCCACACCTCTGCAATCAACATCACTGGATTCTATATTTGTGCCATATGAATAACTACCGCCAAGACCAAGCAGTATAATATTCTCTCCAAGATGTTCATTCGTCCTAAGGAAATCATATTCTTGATTGTTCAATTTCTTCTTTATTTTCTCTACAGTCAATATTTTCATCTCCTATCTGTAATTATTTATTCTCCTATTCCTAATAGCATTTTTACATTCTCGTAAAAAGTTTTCAGATATTCATTCTTTATAGAAAATAAACCTGCACTTTTGTAATAAGAACAATATACTTTCATTAGACTTTCTATCCCTTCATCTGAATACCCCATAGCTCGCAATGTCAATTTGCCAGGCAATCCATCCGTCAGTAAACCATTTTGTTTCTGGAATTCTTTAATTTTCTGATAAAAGAGTCCTTTTCTCATAGAACCATATCTTAAAGAAGCTAATCTGGATTGGACTTTTTGAACGTCTTCATCTTTCAAAAATTTCTTTCCAATTACTTCCATAGATTTTGGATCATCCAAATACAAATCAGACCTCATATTTGTATATTCTCCTTCTATTTTTATATTTCTTTTGAATACCATGCAGAGTTTTTAGGCTCTGTATGGTTGGAATTATTTTTGATTATTTGTTATCAGCAACAACAGTATTCGCTCCGGTGGTAGTTACCCATCCGAATTTAAGTCTTGCTTCTGCTTCTTTCATATGAATAAGCTCATCTGTAATAGATGAAGAAATGACTCTATTCGACTCTGCTTCAGCATTGGCTTTTGTAATCTGAATCTGAGCATCTGTCTCTGCCTGAATCTTTTCTGTCTCTTTCTGCACTTTCACTTTCTGCTGTTCTGCTTCTGCCTGCTGTTTTTCCTGCAATGCGGTTACACGATTATCAATTGCAGTTTTTAATTTATCATCTGGATGAACATCAATAATCGAAGCATCAAGAACTTCAATACCGTATTTTTTAGTAAAATCTTTATTCAAATATTTTGTAATATCAGAATTAATCTTAGATCTGTTTCCAGAATAGATATCCATCATGGAATAATCAGTTGTTACTTCCGAAATCTTAGATTTAAGAACCGGCTTGATTCTACTTTCTACAATATCGTCTCCATCCATGCCACGGAATTTCTTATATGTATTCACTACTGTGTCTGGATTGTATCTATAAGACATCTGAAAAGTCAAATCCTTTGAATTGATCAAAATCCGCTTTATATAAATCTCCATGATGTACCACAAACGGAAAATGGTACTGAGAAACTGCAATAGCTTCAGGCAGAATCTCATATGTATGATATTCTTTCACCGGAATGCCCAACTTTTGTAAAGCATATAATCCAGTTTCTACTCCTCCACATAGACTTAACACTCTAAGTCCATCAGTGGAAGTTTTTCTTTCATTTATATTGCTCAAATTGCCTTATTTTTCAAGGCTTACGTAAGCATCTTATCTAGAATTACTCTACTTTCCTTCCATATGTAATTAATTATTTGCTCTTTCACGCAGCATTCATGACTACCGAATGAAAGAAAAATTTCAATTCATTTTATTTCTAATCAAACAACCCATATCCAAACTGATGATTTAATTCTTCATTCCAAAAACCATTGATACATTCATAATCCTGTTGCTCAATTAGCTTATACGTAAAATCTTCCGGCATTGACAAAGAAATAAAATTCATAATAAGTTTCGCACAGTCTTCATCCTTTTCAATGTAATATTCATCTCTGTCTTCGTAGTAATCAATTTCATCAAAGCAACCAGCCTGATTTAAAATTTCAAATGCTGTTCTGGTAATGCCATCTTCTCCATATTCAGTCCACACTTGTCTCTCGCTTCCATATCCTAGTCCAAGACCTGTATAATCTTCATTATAATTGAATGTAACACCTAATTTTCTACAACTATCTTTATACGCTTGTCTAATTTTATGTACATCATAATTACACTCAAATAAAAAATCCTCTGAAATTCCATGTCCATCTTCTGACCAATCGCCCAATACTAATTTATAAATCATATATTTATTCCTCCTAAACATTAAATTTTAACCAAAAACACGATATATCCATTCATAGTATTGTAATAACCCAAGCATAAGGACTAATTCCTTCATTCATAATTTCAGCTAGTTCATCTACTTTTTCTTGATGGTTGTGTGCTTCGTCTACAAAACTTTTCATCTGTGAATTAAAATAAAATTCTTTAGACTTATCCATACATCTTAGATATGTTTCTGATTCATGAATATATTCTCTTATTACTTTCAACATTTTTGGAATATTATCTTTAAGAATCTGCTCATCTGCTAATTCCAATGGGTACAAAATATACAAATCTTTTTCACATGATAACGAAAGGACTCTTTCATACACAGTGTCTGATTGTAGACAATGTTCACGTATTCTTTCTTCAAATGTCAATCCACTTTACTCCTTCACAATCATATCTAAGAACAGTAATCTATCTTTGTGTATACTGATCTCACAATCTTTCCACTTATCCATCAATTCTCTTGTATCAAACCCATGAGGAACTACAATTGCGTAGCCATGTGGAGTTTTATGCAATTCATGATTTTCTGTTTCAGAACAAAAGTAAATATCATCGATAAAATCATCTACTTTTTTTTCATCATCTACGTCGAAATCAAACAACCATTTACTTTCATCACGATTTTCTACATGCTGTGCAACCGAAGCTAATGTACGATTCAGCTTTGTCATACTTGGTTTATCTCTAAGCAATCTAATGATGAATTCTTCTCTTATCTTTTCTTCATTTCTAGAATTTACAGACCGATATAATCTTGTTTTTTCGCCAGGAACTCCATCCGCTGCAAATCTATGAAATTCTTTGATAATCCTATCCTCGTTTTCTTTGTATTCTAAGATAGTCTTTGCACGTTCTTTGAAATTGGGAACATTCTTGTTGTCCTTGTTTCTAGAACGAATTAAATAGACATACAAATTAGACATTATTTCTCACCTCTATTCAATTGTTATTTTTTTTGAAATTTTGAGCGAATCGCTCTAAGATTTTATTCTCTACATATAAAAGGATGTGTCATAGGTCTATTGTCTTCAACAGAAATTCTATATCTTGATGTGCAATAATATATATTTTTATCTTTCGCCAACGATTTAAAATTATTAGCGAATACATCCAATATACTTTCGCACTCTTGACATATATATTTCTTTGTTTTTACTACGTCCCCATTGTCTTTGCGTTTTGGCAAATAATACTTCTTTGTTTTTGCTTTATTTCCACAAATATCACAATATTCTTTAATCATCTTATGATTCACCTCCAGTTGAAAGCGGAATTTCTACCGCTATCTATACTCCATTCTTGGATACTCAACACCCAAAAATTCTTCTTTATATCCGCATTTGTTGCACTCATGTATATTACATGGAGGGTATGTACAAAAGCTTTCGCCAGTAAACTCCATTTCTCCATCACATCTACTGCAAGGCATCGTGACTTTGTACAATTTAACTTCTTTTGAAACCTCAAAATCTTTGTAGTTTTTTGTTCTGTTCGTTCTCTCAATTTTCATATTAATTATTCCTCATTTGAAACAGATTTTTCATCCGGTAACGTATAAAGCCGTCCAATATAATTGTCTTCATCAACGTCTCTAAATAATACGCCTAATTCACCCTCATGCCTATCTTCTCCAACCCTTATGATGTATCCTTTTTTCATTAGAATTCTTATAGTGCCTTCAGATAATCCCTTATACCATTTTCCAACAAATGTAGGATCAACTACACCATATTCGATATTAATTTTTATCTCTTTTGTTATCATTTTTGCAGTATTTCTATCAGAATATTTTCTAGAAAAATACTTTCTCATTTTTTCTGCACTAATCATTTTTACTCACTCCAATCTAACTTTAAACCACATTTAGGACAATACTGTTCTGATATAGATATAAGTTCTTGATCGCCACAGCGAGGACAATCACCTTTAATTGCATATGGTTTATCATTGAAACCATACAAAATACGTCTGCGCTTGACCTTTTCTCCATTTGAATCGTCCAATTCAATTAAATCTTTAAACATTGCGAATCCGCCAACCATTGCATTCATCTCGTCGCAACTGCCATTCATACAAATGTCATTTGCTACATTTGACGCAGCAATTCCGCAGTTGAAATAGAAGTTATTGTCATGATTGCAAGCCTTTAATCTTAATTCTAAGCCTTCTATTGGAGTATCTTTATCTGCTTTCATACTTTCTGTAATAATTCTATCTGCTTCTCGCACCATGTCATCATAAGACCATTTAGGATTTCCCATATTTTACCTCCTACCAATCATTTCTAAAAACTACGTATTCTGTATCCCAGTCAATTTTTAAATCTTTTAATGAATTATACGCATCTATATAAGTGTGTGCCATATTATCATTCAACCGTTTTGTTGCGATATCATATAACGTTGTAGTTTTTACTTTATTCTCAATCCATTTTACGAAGTCTTCATAGATATCTTTTGTGACAATTCTTGCTTCATCGTTCTCAAGAGGCTTTTTTATAAAGTATTCTTCGAAAATATCTTCACTGAACCAATCTGCCACGATTGATGCCTCGTCTTTCGGAATGTCATAATTTTCTGGATATTCCCACATATATAAATAATTTTTATATAGGTCTGAAAAAGAATATGCAATCAATAGATGTTTTACTTTCTCAATAGCTTTCTTTTTTACAATAATTATGCCACCGTCATATCCCATGCAAATTCACCTCCATGAAAGTAATATTTAAACAGGCACAGCGACATCGCCATCCCCAAATAAGCTTACAAAAAGCAAACCATTACGACGAATAATTTCACTTGATAATACATATTTCACATTATCAGTTTCCCTATTATTAAGACTATTATTTATCTTTTTTAACGCATCTTCTTCATTTTCTGCTAACACAACTAGCATTTCTGTCCGATTATTAGCTTCCCATTTTCCATTTTTAAATATCACTCTTTTACAATCGACTGAATAAAAATCCATATACCCTCCTACATATCTCCACCGCAAAGGCATGCGAAACAACTACAGTCCATACATTCTCCATGTCCTGTTTCCATACATTCTCTTGCATTGCTACATAAATCTTTATCTTCCGGTACTTTTGTTACAAAGTATCCATTATTTTCTAACAATTTAATTGCTTCTTTAATATTATTCTCCATATTATCACTCCTTTGATGTGGGCTGATACCACAATCCCATCCGTCTCCACTTTCACAACAACAACCTACAAGAAGTTTATAATTATTGCCACACATGATTCTAGCAATTTGATCAAGATACCACACTTTGTTTTCTGGATTTTTATAATGTGCAGATTCCAATAATAAATCTTTAATCGCAATTTCTTTCTTTGTATATTCATATATTGTCTTTTTATATGGTGCTACAATCTCTTCACAATCAAATAACATTTAGTCACCTCCTAATATAATTCTTCTATATTCTTTCCCTGAAATTTTGCCTTGTTTCATATCAATATATTCTCCAAGATGATCATCATACAAATCCATATGAGTATCAGATAAGTATTCTCTGATTTTTTCAATAGCATTTTTCTTCTCAATATGCCATTTACTTTCTTCCACAAGAGTTTCACTAATCATAAAACAAGCATCATAATATTGTTCAATAATATAAATAAGCTGTTCTTTTGAAAGTTTTGATAAATTTTCTTTGATATATATACTTGCCATAACCATTCTCTCCTAAAACCAACTAAATTCACCGGCAATTAGCATCTTCTCAAGATTGTGCGCCTGTCGAATTTCACGCTCCGTTCCTTCACATTCACCTTTTGTAATCTCATGCACTTCACCATTTGTATGCACAAAAATTCTGCCGAACTCAAACTGGCAAAAATGTGGCTGCGTAGTATGAATCACTTCTTGCTCCGCATCGATCATCACTCTAGTTTCTGCGTATGTAGTACAAAGATAGGCTGTGTTTTCAAACTCATCAAATCCTACCTTGTCCATCCAAATATGTACTTCTCTTTCTGTCATCTTATACTCTCCCGTTTTTATATAATTTTTATTATTTTACATATCGCTAAAATGATCATAAAAGTAAACAACTCGAATATTATTCCACATACAATTGAGATTAGAAATGACTCTACAGTACTTCCTCCCTCTAGTATGCAATAAATAAATATAATGAGCGCTGTTGATAGAAATAATAATATGCATAGTTCTAATATAATAAGGTTCATCTTTTTCTATCTTTCCAAATCAGTTCTTCGATATGATTCTCTACCGCCTGATATGCATCCAGTCTGTTTTCCCATTTAATTATCCTTTTCTTGGCTTTTTCAATAATAAATTGCTCATCGTCTTCAATACATTCTTTTTCTGCTACCGCTAAAAAGGTTTTTTCTTTTTCTAGATTTTCTTCGCATAAGTTGCATTGTTTATCTATCCAATTCAGAAGATCAAACAAATCTTTGTTCTTACTCATGCTATTCTCCCTCTTAATAATTCTGGATTATCGAAAATATTTCCTACAATTTTAATGTCTTCCAGACACGGTAAATATCCAAATTCTGTTCCGTAATTTTCTTTGCCGTTTGTCGCTTTAAAGCCAAATTCTTCTTTATCCCAAACTATTTGCCATGCATACTCTTCGCAATCAATAGTAGTACAATGAATAATATCGTTCTCCCAAATCATTTTCTTGTTCTTGTCTTCAAATCCAACACATTGACAAATTGTATCCTGGTCGATTTCATACTGTAACATTTGATTTGGTAGTTCCCAATCGGTCATTGTCTCATGTAATATGTAATGATGTACCGGAACAGGAGAACAATCACCAATCGGACAATGTGTTGTTTCTGCTATTTTGTAATAATAACCAGTTACCCATTCTCTAGTTCTAAGCGTCTTTGCCTTTACTATATATCTTTCTATATTCATTTCTGTCTCCAAACAAAATTATTCTTCGCTCAAATATTCGGCAGCATCCATCATTACTTGTTCGCTACAATGAATTTTCTCTACTGCATAATCAAAATCTTTATATGGACATAATTCACATGAGTCTGCATTGGCACAAATTATTAATGCTTTTGCAACATCTTTTTTTGATTTATACGCCATATACTCACCTCCAATGAAATGCGTGTTTCATTTGTTTTTATTTATTATTCTGGAATTATAATATCAAAAATTTCTTCCTCATTTTTTATATTATCTTCCATCCAGGACACCAAAAACCCTTTATTTTCAAGGTTTTTAAACTCTTCGTCTGTATAAAAGTATCTACTTAGCTTAATTTCGATGATCTTATCATCTTTTTTGATTATTTCTTGAAAATTTATAAAAATCACCACCCAATGAAACCAACATTTCATTAATTATTTATTCTATATATATCATTATGTGTCTCGCCGTCTGAAAAATAGATGTCCCAATCGTCAAATAGACTCTTAATTCTTTTTTTACTCATGGAGTATTCATTTATATGTGTAAACACAATAGATTTTTTATGTCCAAAACCTTCAACATCTTTTATACATCTATCGTATAATTGATCTAAATCGAGCAAACCATATCTCAAAGTATCTTGATGCGGATTTGGAACATTAGTCTTATCATACATTCTTTGATTGATTAGCGACTTGTCACATTCAGATGGGAATTGCCCTGCTCCATGCCTTGTTAAATATGTCCTTGACACATAACATGTCTCAATGTTAATATCATCGTCCCATTTCACATTTTCAATTATTTTCTTTGGATTTTTTATTCCTGTGTTAGAGGGTGTAAGATGTGGATAATATTTCAGATTATTTTGATCAAGTAAAAGACCTTGTGCAGCTTCAAATACTATATTCTCGTACTCATTGAGAAAACATTCATCAGAAATCGTTGTTGCTACTTCGTTCATAAAATCCCAATCTTCCAAACAATGATCGTAAATTCCTGAATCATTGAACAAATCTTCCCATTTCTTAGTTAAGACAATTCCTTCTCTGTCGAAAATCTTTAAGTAATAATCTCGGATATAATCGGAGGCATACAAAGTAGTTACTCCGGCTTTATATCTTTTAATTGTCTCATAAATTCCAAGACCACAACTTCCATGCTTATTCTTTCCACGTTTCTCTTCTATAATTTGATTAGCCATCATATCATATGGAGTTGTTACCATACAATGTTGATTTATATAAATGTTCGGACAATAGCCTAGTTGTTTTAATTCATTGTATTCTTGCTTAAAAATAATCGGATTGCAAATAAAGTCTTCTGAGAGATATGTATCCGCTTGATTGAAAGTCCCTGAGCCAAAATGATGAAAGACATGTCTGATTCCAGTTGAGGTAACTACAGTATGTCCTCTTTGCGCTCCACCATTCGAACAAACAACAATACTATTAGGTTTTTGCGAGAAATAATCTGTCATCAAACCTTTTCCCTCATCTCCAAAGTTCTCAGGCTCCTATGACAACTTTAATGTTCTTCATAGGATACACCACCTCCTTTATAGTTATATTCTCCAAAATATTTTTCTTCTGCTTGCTCACGAATATGAATAGCTTCATTTATATCATCAAAATATCCTAATCGAACTTTAGAGTTATATGCGCTTATTTCTGCTTCCCATTTTCCATATTGCTTATTATAAGAAACACCTCTATGACCACTACTATTATTTGATTGAAGTCTTTTATTCATTTTATTTTCAGAAGAACAAACCACTCTCAATTGTGCTTTTCTATTATCATTAGTTTTGTGATATATGTGATCTATTTCACGTTTGTCGCCCTTTGTTAATCCCATTATTAATCTATGCATCAATACATCATCTTTATCTGTACGATTAACAACATATCCATTTTCATCTATATACCAACAATAATCTTTGATTTTGTCATAATCCTCTAAGTCGAAATAAAACTCTTCTCCTTTAGTTGTGTATCCAATACCATATTCTCCACTAAGATTATACGTATTATATTTTTTATTCTTTTTTCCATTTATTTTTCCAGTCAAACTTCCACTTCTTTTTGCATTTTTTAAATGTTCACAACCACAAGAAGTTGTATTTCCATTTTTCAGATTGTATCCAAGAACCAATACTTCTTTACCGCTTCCACAATCACAAGAGCAATACCATCTTGTATCTCTATTTCCATTCTTTTTTACTAAATCTTCTCCTCTTCTAAGTACGGTCAAATGACCGTACTTATTACCTGTTATATCTATAAATTTACTTATCTTTTTTATCTCCTATCTTACCAAGTAATCCCTTCTGAGTTAGAAGGTGTTACAACTGTATCTGTTATATTATTCTCCGCTTCATTGATGATAATATCCACAATCTCATTCGTAATATTATCCATAGTTACTCTTCTAAAATGAACATCGTCAAGATACTTTTTATAAGATTTTTCAATCTCATCTTCATCCCATCTGTAACCATGACTTACGTCTAAATGATAAATATTAAATTTCTGAGAAGCTTCATCGTATAAGTCTTTTGTTTCTACGTCTGACTGAAGATCGTCTCCAGTTACCTCCATTAAACCACTTCTTCTGCCTTTTAATGGGAGATATGGATTAAGTTGTTCATCTCCCATCGTGATAATAATTCCTTTTTTACCACGATTTAAACAATCAAGTTTGGTGTGACGTGAACCGAAATACCATGCAGCTGTATATGATTCAAAACTATTTCCACCTCCTCCAAATTCGAAGTAAATTTTATCCAATTGTTCAGCGATGCGAATATCTGACTCAAACTGAGATACCTGAATTGGACAACCATCATATGCTAAATCCCCAATTCCCATAATCATAAACTCTACATCTTTTACGTCCTTGTAAAGTTTTGTCATAATTACATTTAACTTTTTAGCAACTTCGACAGCTGCATTTCCCATACTTCCAGTAACATCTAAAGCCAAAATAACCGGCAATGTATTTGGATGTTCTTCTGAATCACAACACTCTCTAATAACATTTTTGGGATCTAATGCCGGATCAAGATATTTTGCCTTAAACATCTCCTGATTACTATAGACTGAATCGATAACCCCAGACTTCGAAACTGATCTTCCTACTGATTTTGAATAACTTTTAAAACTATCACTTGTCCATGAACCACATCCCATACTATGCGTCCTCCTCTTCTGTATTCTCTACTTCATCTTCATCGTTCATATCGAAATCAAACATTCCGTCAAACATATCTCCCATATTACCTCCCATCATCATAAACGGTAACATTGCGCTCATACCATTATTTGCACCAATCATACCAGTTGCATTTCCGTCGTTGCCCTTCATCATCTGAGAAAGCATCATATATTTAAAAATATTATTTGTACCTTTCTTGCCTTTCACAGCGTCATTTCCAAACATTGATACAATTTTTCCATAGAAATATGTATTCCCCATAAATACATGTCTTTCCGGAAGAATCGTTTCGATTGTAGAATCTTCATAATTGATAACAGTAATCTTATTTTCTTCTACTTCCATAACGCATTTTGGCTTTCTTCCGGTTCCATCATTTGCAAGAATAATATCTCCTTTAGACACTTTGTTTGTTGGAATAACAAAGAAGAATTCCTCTCCAAGATCGAATACAAAATTATTACAATTTGTAAGTCTACCAGTTTTTACATTATAAGTTTTATACCCATTAGAAGTTTTAACTGCAATATTCCCATTCATCGACAGTCTACACATTCCACTTCCTACTTTTCCAAACATTCCATTTAATAAATTATTCATCATATTTTTATCTCCTTTTTGTTTTATATATTTCTCCTCATGAAAGCAACGTTCGCTTATTTTCCTCTATTTACTCGTAAAAATTTTTCTATCTGATTTTTTATTTCCACAGTAATTTTCACTTCATACATTTTGGGAACCAGCATCCCCAGTTTATCTTTTTCTTTGGAGCAAAATCTTTAATTATCTTTTTGGAGAGAATCTCACACGCTTGAGTCCCATTACAACTATCTGTAATATAATATCCAGGCATAAGAGCTTCACTAATCTCGTATACAGTGCTACACACTTTTTTATAATTTTTTCTATACCACTCCAATTCTTCTTCTAATTTTTTAATTTTATCTTTCTTCTTCATACCCAAGTTCCTCTTTTAATTTCTGAATACACTGATTCGAAGTCAAAACAACTTCTCCCGGAAGCAATACAATACTACCGTCATACTCTGAAATAAACTTTTCAACCTTATGCTTATATTCTCTAAGCTCTCGCAATTCTTTTTCTGATTCTTTCAGTCCATCTTCATATCCGGTTTGATAAAATTTTCTTCTGCTGCAATTTCCACATCCAGACCATGACATTTGCTCTGAGTTCTTCCTTATTTGTTTAAGATTCTCCTGTAAATTCATAATGTCCATCCTCTATTCTTTATTCATATCATTTATTTTCCTATCGAAAGTATTGCCATGTAGATTCGAAAATCATATCATATAAATAAGACACAATCATCTGAAAACGAACACCTTTCATCCCAGTTAATTCAATATTTTCATTTAAACCGTCCATGATATAAAGAATAAAATCATTTATGCCTTTTCTTGTAATAGGAACTTTATGACGAATGTGCATATTAATGTAATCTATCAGCCCATCTACATTTGTGTTCATAACAGTATCGAATGTTTTTATATAATGTTTATCCGCTGCCTTGTTCAGTGCTTCCGAATCAGTCATACCGTATGCCGTCTCAAAAATGAAATCCCAAAATTCAGGTTTTACAAATTTCTTTTTTATATCTTTAACCGTAATTTCATCCAACATTTATCCTACCTCTTTCTCAAATTACCAATTACTTGTACAATGTGCATCGATTTCAATTTCTTTATTGCACCAAGGACATATAATATATTCGATATTCCAATACTCTCGCTTACCAAATGTGCCTGTCTTTGTAGAAACTTTCTTCCTGCGTATATCATTTAAATCATATTCCATAAGACATCCACATTTTTGGCATTTCTTTTGTATGTTTCCAACACTAATTATTTTCATAATTTATCACCTTGAAACTGCCGTTTAGTTACCATTAAAAGATTGGAAATCGCACTTCCACATCATATGGACTAAGACATAACAAATGTCTAAAAACTCCTAATTCTTTAGTCATTTCTTCTTTCTCTTTATCGTTTAAATCAATAATCTTGTTGACCTCGTTTTCTATACCACGACAAAGCATTTCTGCTCGCCAGAGCGTTTTACTCTCTTCTTCGGTTAATCTAATTGTTTTTTGTTCTACTTTCATATATATATCTCCTAAAATATTCCACCACTTTTGTAGTCATCAACTCAAATATTTTACCGTCAGATACGCCAGCACCAAAGTTATATATAGAGGACATGCAACATAATAGAATTTATATTCTGCATCTTTTTTCTTTGATATAATTTCTGCTAGTCCATCTATGAAATATATAAGAGAAATACCCATTGCCAAAGCTACTATTTGTTTTTCCATAATCACTCTCCACACCATACATATAGTATGTCATAATACAGTCACATACTATATATAGTTATAAATTAACAATGAAATATCGGTTTCATGACCATTCAAATTTTCCGCACCCTACTCTGCCAGGAATCCATGCGTTGTTACTTTGAATTGGTTGATAAATATTTTGTGGGAAATCAAAATTACAATACTCTCTATATCTGCAACATTTACAACATTCTTCTTCATATTTTTCTATTCTTTTTTGTTTTGGCATTCTCTTATATTCTCTCATCATATACTCATATAACAAATCAGACATACGTTCTTTGTCTTTCTCTGCATATAAATATTTTTCTTTGTATTTTTGTAATTCTTTTATCTCATTAATAAATTCATTTATCATATATATCGCCTCATATCAAATAATTCCGAGTGTTTCATCTTCGTATTTACACGCTCTTGCTTTTGCAAACATATCTTCATATTCAGACAAATTAAACATTCCAATCGTACATTGAGAAATCATATGAATGATCCTTTTATACATGGCATTAGGAAATAGTTCAGTATTTTCATTTAACGTTACATCCACAAAAAGAAATCTTGCTTTATTTGGATCTCTATTTATAATTTCCAATGCTAATGGTTTTAGAAACAAATGCAACGCAAATGGAATATCCATAACAATGTCGTCGCATCCTGAATAATGTTTATGATAATAAGCATTCATTGCTTCTAGTTCATCATCATATAATCTCTTGTTATACCAACCTTTGCAAATTAGGTAGATATCTGTTAATTGTTTATTCTCTGTCATCTCTTTTAACTCCAAATAATTCGCATAAATCATTACTCATATTTATTATTTTGAAGAATCTATGAGCAATTTCTCCATTCATATGGGCTTCGCAGAGTGCTTCGGCTGCTTTTGAGTGTTCACTACAATCCACAAATTCTTTATAAGCATCAATCATATCTTCCCAAATTCCAATTGCTTCTCCTGCAATCAAACTTTTCTGTCGGCTTCTATAACATTTCTGTAACTTATCATTTGGCATACCACAGAATAAATTTCGTGATACGTGATTTTTAAATATTCCCATACTTATTCACCAACCTCCGATACATCAAGTCCTAACTTTTTCATCGCTCTTTCCATTACAGCTTTTTCAAGTTTCTCATGCACTCGATCCTGAACCCGATCAATCGTATCATCCATAAGACATTCAACAATATCATCCGGATTAATAAGATATTCACGATAATCATGCATGTCATCTCTAACTTGCTCAACAATCACATCAACAATACGCTTTTTCATATCTTCAACATTCTCTTTACCAAGAAATTGCAACAATGGATTGCCAATGTTTGCTTCTTCGATTTTACCTTCAATTGACATATCTCTCATTTCTTATTCTCCTTTTATCTTCGCATAGAAATCGCAATATGTTGAATCAAAGTAATCATCTACTCTATCCAAAAACCACGGCTGGTTTAGAATATCATTTTTCTTATCATATTCTTTCCAATTCCAACCGCCCATTCTTGAATGAATATATAATACATTTTCCACGCCAGCATATTTATTCCAAAGATCATACTGCTTTTGAATCTTTTTCTTTTTCTTCTTAATCTCAAATTTTAGAATTTTACGCTTCCACCCATGAATTCTATCCCATCGAATTCCGATATATTTTGGATATTTACTATCTTTGTCTTTAATAAGATAATAATCTTCTAGGATATTTGTCCATGAACTATATTCATGGTATTCTGGGTTTGCCCTCCAGAATGGAACTGCTTCACATAATCCTTTTGCTACATCAATGACAGATTTGTTTTGAATTTCTTTTATCTCTTCTTTAGATAACGGCTCCTCGTTCTCCATTAATCTATAACCACGAATACGTGGAATTTCAATCCCATTATTCTTTGCAATTTTATCCAATTCTCCTATATTCATGTATGCTCCAAGATCCATTCAATACACCTCCTGAAATTTCGATTTCATCAGTTTATCTATTTATTCTCCAACCTCTTCAATCTTCTTTACATACCAGCTATGTGGAACTTCAAATTTCTGAAGATACACCGGCACTTCTCCAATTGCATTAAAATAAGCCATGCGAAGATCCATTTCCTTATCAGTTCCATAGTTTTCTACTGGTAATACATATTCAACTTCTTTGTTACTTCTACATTTCCAGACCTCTTTAATCTGATTCTCTACACCGGAATCACAATATTCGTAATACAACTCTGGAGCCATAAAAATAAGGTTTAACTTTGTCTCTGGCACAATTTCATGTACCCTAACATCTACATAATATTTCATTACTTCCACCCATATTCTTTCTTAAGTTGTTTGAATTTCTTTTCAAATAACCTTAATTCTTTGTATGTAAGTCTTGCCGGTTCCTCTGATATTCCTGGAATTGATGAATATAAAGCAAATTGATTATAGAGTATTTTTACAACTTTATATTTAGTATAAATGTGAACCGATGCAATCTTTTTGTATACGACTCCATAGTCATCTTTTTTATCCAATAGCCATCCTGCTTCTTTAATTTTTCTATCTAAATTTCTATTCCATATCATCTTTGTCACCGCCAAATCCAACAAAATTCGTCAAGGTAATCAACCCTGGAATCAATAATACCCATGCATTATCGGCATTTTGATTAATAATCATAGACTCAATCACTACTAAAGCCGTACAAATCCAAGCCGACATCAAAACCTTACTAGAATCTTTCATACTCTCACCTCTTTTTGAAATATGGCGATCTATTTCAGACCGCCATATAATATACTGTTATTCTGTTACTAATCCTTCCTCTTTAGCAGTTTTCATTATAGTTACAATTGTCCCACAATATAGACGCATATCTTCTTCGAATGAACATGCTGGTGTATCAATCGATCCAGCACCTCCTCCGAACTCTTCAACCATATCATCCCATTGTCTGACACGTACTTTATCTCCTACCTTATACTTCAATATGTACTACCTCCTATTTTATATACTATATATTGTGTTTTATACTTTACCGTACACTATATATTGATTAATTTTGTCAATGAAACATGCTTTTCATCTAGCTACTAATAGTGTGGCTAGTTATGAAACCAACCACACCACATACTATTAATTTAAGTCCGCAAGCAACTTATCCAAATCTTCATCAGACATATTCTCAAGAGCTTCATCTTGTCTTTTTGCTTTGATTTCAAGAATACGCTGTCTCTTTTCTTTGTTCTTCTTTTCATTCTCTCTTGCTTCTTTTTCTGCTAATTTTTTGTTGACGATATATTTGATAATCTCAATTTTATTAGTTAAATCTTCATCTTCTTTGGTCTTTGCGTTTAAAAGGCTTTCTTCTTCTGATTTTTTTACTTCTGCATTGAGAGTCTTGAATACAGAATCGAGATTTGTGAGAGATAAATTCCATAAATCAATCACATTAATCATTCCTTTGAATGGAAATAAATAGTTCTCTCTTGTTGCTACTTCAAATAAATTTACTTCACTCATGTTTATATTCTCCTTTAATTAAAATTTAATCTTCATCACACGCTCTGTCGCACCCTTGACTTTTACAATCAAATCCGATCTTTTTGTCATAGAGAATCCGATTCCAGAAAGCTGATCTTCTGTGTCTTCTACATGACATTTCGCTCCAAGAGCCTCAAATACTCTTTTGTGCTTTTGTAAATCCTGCTTTAAAAATTCATTATAGAACCCATTTGGTTCTTCAGCATTTACACAATCTTTTAAGAAAAAGAACAAATGTCTATGTCCAATTCCGTCCTGACCATCAAAATAATTCGGACTATAACTAATGACAGAAACGGGAATAAATTTATTTGTATTTACACCCCAAACTTCATGGCTTGAAATTGAAGAATTTCCAGCAAGTTCCTCTTTGATAGAAAAATTACCATCTTTGTCAAGTGTCACTTCTGCAACTTGTACATTTTCTCCACTTCTCATAGATTTGTTATAATCAAATTTATACAACTCTCCATTAAATTCAATTTCTGCTCTAAATCCTTTCCTAACAGATCCGCTAAACTGATTTACAAAGAACTTATACACACCCGGTTTCATCTTTGATAAATCAGACCAAGTAATATTTTCTACAGCAACACGACCACAAGGATTAATTACGTCAACATCTAACTCTCCTGTCATCTTAGATGGACGTGGTTTTCTACAATTGCCAAAATAAATATGATTCTTGTCTGGCTCGATACAATGTGCATCAAGATCACAATTATCTCGTCCGTCTTCGTTCCACTGAATAGAGAATCTTAATACTCCTTCTACATTTCCACCGGCTGCCTTTACTTTCTGTTTCATGTCAGAATCGGTAATATTACCTGTGTATGCCCAGCTAAGTCTATTCCCCCATTTAAACATCGGTTTAGAGTTCGGATTCACAGGAGCAATCATAGATACAAAATTCTTTTCATGCTTATTCTCTACATATGCTTCGACTTCTTTTGCAGTTGGAAGTACCTTATCAATAAAATCTTGCACAGGAATCTCTTCAACCTTTGAAAATTTCTTCGGACTTGTGACTACTTCTTTTTCCATCTGACCGAAAATGTCATCTGCTCCAAGCATCCTTCCTGTTGCGCTCTTATTTGAAAACAGTACATTGTTTACTGTAATATCATTTAAGTTTGCGAATCTTCTCTGCAATGATTCCATATAACCGAGTTCTGTAATTGTTTTCTTAGCATCTTCAAGCATTTTCTTTGTAAAAATAGCTTTCGGTCTTTTATAATTTGCCGGAGCTACAATCTGCTCATATTTTTTAACAGCAGTGTCAAGATCCATATCATTACTTACATTTACGAGAAGCGTCCCGATAGAATGATTTCTAATTCTTCCGATCGTCATGCCTGCCGTTGCTGATTTCTCCCATGCATATAATTCTTTTTCTGATTCGCTTGATAATTTGTCATATTCTTTCTTGTATTTTTTGAATTCAGTAAGTACAGCTTTCCATTCTTCTCCTTTATAAAGAGTGTTAGAATTAATCAATTCAAGAATTGTATTAACCGCATCCATTGTGATTTCATCAAGCGATCGTTTGAATACATTTCTTGTATCTCTGAACTGTCCCTTTACTTCTTCATTTGACTTATTTGATTCATTCACAAATCTTCTAGGCAACGTCAAGAAGAAATGATCCCATTTATGTGGCTTTCCATTAATTTCTTCGTAATTGTAATCAGTTCCAATATTTTTAAACTTACTAGTATACATGCCGATAACAGAATGAGCTTTTACATATTTATCAAGCGCATCGCATACTGGCTGATATGTAGTATCACCAAGATTAAGTTCCCAAATCGTATGTATTTTATTGTCTTTAATAGATACTGCTGCACCAATATTCTTAATAAAATGTCTACAGCAACTACAATCATGTTCTCTTCTTTCTCTGAAAATTTCATTTGTTCCAGCCGAAAAACTATCAAGATATGTATTCCAAAGCTCATCTTTATCAACATCTACTTCAAATAACTGCGTTACATTTTCCTGCATTTCTTCAAAATGCTTCTGTAATTCACTCTTAAATTTAATAAAACCTTCCATGTTTTTTATTTCCTTTCTTGTTATATATTTCTTCTTCCGGTTGTCAAAACACCGTCGGAATATCACAAAGTATCATTCCAAGCCAACATATCGCCATGCATGTCCATATGGCTTTTTGAGATTTTCTATCCTGATAAGCCACTTCATATATGCAAAATAGCATCAATATAATATGTGTTACCAACATGAACATTTTTATCACCTCATTACTTATATAAATTTGTATATTAATTTTAATTATGTTTTTTGTTACTATGTTAAATTAGATATCTCTGTTTTGTACCAATGTAATTCTATAGGTGTCTGAATCTGTTTGGACAGGACTTGCAGATGGATTTCGGTTTTGTACCAATGTAATTCTATAGGTATCCAAAACCTCAAATCTTTACACATATTATTTACATAGATTCTGGTTTGTATTGATACTCACCTTCAGGAGCAAAACCACCTGCGATATTTTTAATTTCTTAAGGATAAAACTGACTTGACCAAGCCATTAGAACTATTTATAATAAGAACTAACAAGGTTTATCCTTTGTTATCCTGGGTTTCTTAGGCAGGTCGGTCGCCAAACTTTTCTGCCTTTGAAACCTAAAATTCATGTCTATTGATTTATTCTTTCTTTAGACGTATAATGTATATTAATGGTAGTCACTAAGTGCAATTTCAACTTGTCCCAAGTGATCGTATGGTATTTAAACCTTAACGACACATGAAAGGAGTTGATTGTATGAGTAGACCAAAGGTGCACGTACGTGCATACAAGCGGTTCCGTCTTAACAGATGGGAACTTGTTTGTGAACACTGGCGTAATTATCCGACACGATAATTACCCTGCTTAGTGGCTACCAGAAATATTATCTATTGATTTATTCTTTCTTTTGAACAATTGTTTCCCAAAAGTATTTATAATCATTTTCTAAGCAAATCTTTCCATAATCAGCATAGCTTTGATAATATTTATCTGGTTTTGCCATAGAACGATAACATTCATTCTTTTTGGGACAATCTTTACTCATGCACATCGTAATATCAGGCATTGTTCTCACTTTCTTTCACAATATTCTTACTACAAACCTTCTTCACATCCAATGGTGTCGGGCAAACATCTGTAGTCTGAATCGCTTTAATGATCACCGGAGACACCTTCCCTTTTGCGTAACAGAAAATCATATCTCCTACGGTTATATTCTTTTTGAATTCATTCCAGTTTCCACCATTCGGAACTCTCCAAACATACAGTTTATTATCCGGAGAATTTGGATGAACACCCCACACATATGTAGTATTCTCTGTTCTATAGGCAGGTTCTTTAATTTCCAAACTTTCAATCGGATTCATCCATGATTTCTTTTTAATAATTTTCGCTTTTTCAACGCCTAACTCTTTCATAATAAGATATGTAATATATCCATCTACAAGATATCCATCTTTATTTACAACTATGTATTTCCCCTGTCTACCAGTCTTTAGCCACTGCTCTTTTTTCTTCCTAATTTTATCTGGACTTGGATGAGTACTTTCAAAAGCCTCCGTAATTTTAATATCGGATAATTTCATTGTTTTCATTATGCAACCACACCTCTTTTCATATTTAATGCTCTCTCAAAATTATTCACCATTTCGATATAATTATCTCGCTGCGTTTTTGCAGTAACACTTCTATGTGTAATCGCATATCGCTTGAGCCACATTTCAAATTCATTATCTTTCTCTTTTCTCATCGCATATGCAACAATAGCAAGGAATGATATCTCATTCTTTTCATTTATAAGGTTGTGATCCTTTGGTATCAGCCTTTTTTTAGTGAAATAATTAATGTCATCATAATATTCGTCCAGATCATTTTCTGTAATCTCAGTACTTACGTATTTATGTAAGAATTCAATTGGTTCTAATTCATCATCAAGTGACGGGGTTTCTTCATTTTTTACTTCTTCTGGCAATTCAACTTCGTCAATGTCTTCAATATGTAAGTACTCTTTCATGAGTTTTTCAAGCATGTCCATCTTAGTAATAATTACCTTTCTATCCTTCGTGCTTTTCTGTTTTCCGTATTCTTCAAATGACATGTCATCATACTCTTTAAATTTCTTATCTTTTAATGTAGACATAAACTCTTTTAAGAATCCGTCAAATTTTTCATCGTCAAGGTTATATGTAAGGAACTCATGATATGTAGCAAACCACAACAAACTATCTTTACTATTAAAAAGCTTTCCAGTTGTGCCCTGGTCAATAAATTTATTCAATCTGTCTAATTCGTTTTCAAATTCATCAAATTCTTCTTTGTTTGCATTTTCATTCAAATAAATGTTCATTGCTTTTCCACGTTTCCAATCGTCAAGATGATAAATCAGCATAATTGTTTCATTTACCACACGATCTATTACACCTTTTTTCTTTTCAGTAGATGTATAATTTCCACAATCGAAGAAAAATCTATGATTCTGTGAAAGCTTTTTAACGTATCCGGCAATTTTGTACATATATAATATTCCCTTCTGATTTGCATTCATCTTTGCACAACGGTTACATCTTGCCATATGATACGCAATTTCTTCATCTGTACAATCCAGATGTTTTACAACATCAAATGAATAGTCATCAAATCTATCCTGTAATTCTTCTGGAAGATCTGACCAACCCTTTCCTCTCATGTCGAATTCAACAACCTGTCCATCTTTCTGATAATATGTATATGGCATCCTGAGATTTTTGCCCATTTTAAATTTTCCATTTCGAAAATCATCGCAGGTTGTAATTCTCTGTAATCCATCAATTAACCAAATGATTATTCTTTCTCCAATCAACTGCTCACATAATTTAATTGGATCGATATCTTCTGATCGTAAAATTGAGGCAACTAAGCCATCACGAGTTTCTATATCAAACTGTCCACTTTGCCTTTGGAGAATATAATCTTTATGTAATTCACCTCTACTAAACATTTTCATTATGATTCTTATCATATAAGGATCTTTTTTTGTCTTATCTCTTCCATACATACACATACCTAGTACTTCCTCTTATAAAATATCGAAACATTTTTTGTTTCTTTCATTTCTCTTACACAATCTTGGACTTCATTTATTGTCATATGTAAAATTTCAGCAATCTCAGGTTGTGAATATCCTTGCGCAATTTTCTTGGCAACTCTTCGTTCTTTTTTGCCAAGTTTCGCCATATACTTGTAATACTCATCGCTATATTCTTCGCCAAATGCTTCTTTATGTATATCGAATTTAGATTTACAAACATCTCCAACAGAATATCCATCTTCATTTTTATATTCTAAAGAGACATTTGTTATAATTGTTCGATATCCATCTTCATCTTCTTTTATATTCCCGTTCTCATCTCTTGCATAATTAACAAGTTTTTGTGTACTCACATCTCTCAATGCAGTATTCATCTTATAAACAATTTTCGCTTCTATGTATCCATGTACTGAATCGTTTTTATCTGGGTCAAAAGTTCTTAATAGCATATATAATTGCCAATTCGCCATACTTATAAAGTCCAAATATCTTTGATCATTATGCGAAATTCCAAATGCACTTATTTTTTTCGAAATGAACATTTTGAGTTTTCGCAAATTATCACTCGCATATTCATTACAAATTTTCTCAATCCAAGCTTCTCTCTTTCTGTATTCGTCAGTGTCTTCCAAGTTGTTATCTTCCATATCTTTTAAAGATGCCATCGGTATCACTCCCCCTCACATAATTTGTCAAGCCATTCAATATCTTCTGTTTCTCTTACTTTGAATACTCTATTCTCCAAATGTTTTACACTTCCTAGTATTTTTTGTGATGAAGGGATTTTATGTTCACCAGTTGGCTTCGCAAGAATTACATCTAATATGTATATTTCATCTTTTACTATTCTTCTACGACGGAGACATTCTCTTATCTTTTTGTATTGCATGAAGCCCATGCAGGCATTCATATCATCTTCAAGTTCAATTTTATGTAATATATTCGATAGATTCTTATCCGTATTTGATAAGCAGTCTAGCAATTCACGTCTTCTCTCTTCGGCATCTAAGAACAAATCGTTGCATTGCGTTACTCTATCGACCCAATTCATAACATTTTGTGGTGTTTTATAAGAAGTATTTTTGATAACTTTCTTTGTCTTCTTATTATAAGAAGTGTTTTTTACCACAGTTTTTTCAACAATTACTATCTTTTTTCTTGGAATTTCTTCTTCATCAGAAATATTAAGCTCAGATTGTACTACCGGCTCTTTTACAAAATTCATCTTTTGCAATGCTTTTGGCAGATGATCTAAAACATTCTGTGCTTTTATTTCATCGAAGACTTTTGCTTCCTTTTTGCCACAAACAATAGGACTTCCACCTTCGCCAATGCGTAAGTAGAGCTTCTTTTTGCGACAAACGAGCATAAAATAGCCCAAAGAAATCACCCTTTCATAAAAATATTTTCAAGAAATAATCCTCGATTTCGATAAAATGACACAAGAAATAAACCTTGTACGTCTTTTATCGTTCAAGAACGTATTCTCTTTCACAGAGTTACAATATTTAATTATTACATTTGCGAAAAATTGGCAGAATTTGCCTTGACTATATTCTTGATAATATGTAATAATATAGTTATAGTCGTTAACGGCTATGGTGTTAATTCACTAGGCAAGTTCACGGGTGGCAGCCCATTATGTGAACTTGCCTTTTTTATTCTGTTATTTTCGACATGTTTATTATAGCTTCGAACAAATGTTCTTGTCAACATCTTTACGAACATTTGTTTGTTTTATTCCATTTAGGGAAAAGAATATTTCTTAGAATATCACGATTACTTTTCAATTCTCCATCAAGCGAGAGAATTCCAAAAATATCATTTTCATCATAAGAAATGCTTTTCGCAATTTCTACTAATTCTTTTCCATATTTTTTTTCTCTTCTTTCTGGTTTCTCATGTATAAGTGTTTTTCTATCCAAGCAGATTATTGTAATTTTATCTACAGGTGCATTATCTATTATTTGTTTAGCTGTTTTTTTATCTACAATATTAATACTCATCATGCTAACACTTCCTCCCATTTAATATTTTCACCGTAAAACAATGTATTAAAGCAAACTTTATTTACAATATCTCTTTGTTTTTGATCTGCAATATTACCAAGTTTTTTGATGATTTCATGATTTTTGTCCAATGTCTGAGGTTGTTCGCCAAGAACCATCGAGTACAGATGTAATCCATTTCCTTCTTTAGCTTCAATACAACCATGCACCGGCATATTTTTTCTTTTTATTACATGAGTTAAAGGCATAGCAATTACAGTTGGAGCAGTTGCTGTGCCTAACTCATTGCCAACTATCACATATGGACGTTTTTTCTTCTGTATTGATCCAGATGTTTCTTTCATTATAATTTCTGCTTCAATTATATCGTAGCGATGTAAATTTCTTTTACTTTCCATATGTATTCCTCCTTTCGTTATGTATTGCTTACCTTTGAATGTATTGTACGATATTTCAGACTGTTTGTCAAGTATTTTGTCTTATATAACGTACTTTTTATCATTTTTAGTTCGATTTTTAATACTTTCCAATATGTTTAGTATATGTTATAATAATTCGAGCATCCTTTTACATATATAAAGGAGGTATGAAGATGAAGATAAATATTTCTGAATTTATTAACGACTGTGAATTATCAAAAGGAGAAATAATAAAATATCTTGGGATATCAAGATCTACTTTCTATGCATTATATAAAGGAGAGGCAACAAGTATTCAATTTGAAACTCTTCAAAAACTTTGTGTTTTATTCCATTGTACACCCAATGACTTATTCACAGATTATAGCAAATCAAAAAAGGATAATTCTCAATTACCAAAAGAAGAATTCGCTAAAGATGCACACGTTAGTTTTGGAGAAATTATAGATGAAGTATTTTCAGAACGAGTAAAGGCTTTAATAAAAGAATATAACGAAAAAGACGATACCAAATAAGTATCGTCTTTTCTATATATAAGGATTCTTCTTAAAACGTTTTCCCTCAAATACGTCAATGAATCCTATATCATCATTATTACCTTTATTGTTTTCAATTATACGCTTTCCATTAATATGATTATTTGCTTCTTCTTCCGTCATAAACAACCGGCTTTCTTTTAACCGGATAGCTCCACACGATCCAACGGTCTGAATAGTATAAAATTCTCCTTGTCTGCCTATTACTTTTGCAGCTTTTACTGTTCGATTATTTTCTACGATGAAGCATTTGTCTCCTCGCTCAAACATTTATCATCACCTTCTATCTTTAACACTTCTTTTGCTTTCTTTTTATCATTAGAATTAGCCTTCCTATAAGATAAAATGAATTCCATCTCTTCTTCTGACAAATATATCTTATTCATAGCATTTCTCCTTAATAATCTGTGCGACTTCTTTTGCTGTTATACCGTATATTTTTGCCACTTTCTTTTTATCTTGATATTTTCTATAATCTTCTACAAGGTCTTCAGGTGTCCATTTGTGATCAATTGGTTCATTAATATTTATTTTCATTATTTATCGCCTCCATACATATGTTCTAATTATATCATGATACACGCTTTTCTTCTACCATAGATAATAGCATATTCATACTTTCAACATCATCTTCTACATTCGTTTCTCTTCCAAGTTTAAGAGCAGTATATAATACATCTCGTAAATCATTTGTCGAAAGTGCTACAATGAGTAAATTCTTTATTTCAGGTGTTATCCCATTATCTACATCTTCAATGTATTTTGCTACATCTTCAAACATCTTATTTGCTTTCTCTCTTATGCAATCAATGTATCTTTTTGTTGTTTCTACAGAACCATGACCATACACACTCTGTAATACCGGATAGCAATCTGGATCAAATCTGTTAATTTCATGCGCTATATATCCAAATGACTTACGTGTGCTATGTGTACTTACACCATTGATTCCACACGCTTCTGCTGCCTTTTTAAATTGATTACGATATGAAGATTCCATTTTTTCTACAGCTTCATCATATTGTTTTTTCGTATAATTATTCGGCAACCAATCTTTATGCAAAGATTTAAAGATATCCTCATTGAGATGTTCTTTTGGATCAATATTTGTTTTTTCACAATACCAATCAATATATTTCCACGTAACATCAGAAATATGCATATCAACTATTTTGTCGGTTTTATCTTCAATTAATGTATTAAGACTTTCTTTTCTTCTACCATTTTCAAAGTAGAAGTCTCTCCACTTTAATGACAACGTATCACCAACACGTCTTGCAAGGAATAAGCCTAACATAAAAGTCAAGAAATTATCATATTGCTCATTGTCTCTGAACCAATCCATCATTCCTTTTATTTCTTCAATTGTATGAAATGCTCTTACAGTTGTGCTACCACGTTTCTTATTGGACATCGTAATATCCGTTACCATATATTCTTGTCCATCATGCATGACATATACATTGATAAATGACTTTCCATTTGTATATTTAATCACGTTGTTTTCATTGTCATCAATTTCTACCAGATTATATCCGATGTCTTCCATTGTAATATCTAATTCATCCATTGTGATGATTTTATCCTGTAATTGTTTTTTTAATTTATCTGTCTTTTTCATTCTTCTCACCAACCTTCCATTCTAAATATTCCCAAACTTCCATTCGCCTGACTTCTTTCTCCTGAACATCCGGATTCTTTTCATCAATCTTTTCACACATATCTATCACTTCCTTTCCTATTATTTATTCTCCGTCTATTTATTTTTAAGTAACAAAAAAGCAACTAACTTTTTACGGTTAATTGCCTTATACTTTGCATTATTTAATTTTATCTCTATTTCCACCAATGTCTTGAGTCGACACAGGCAAAACTAAAAGCTTCTCCTCCATCAAAATTTTGATCTTCATCTTCAAACTTCCAATCGAGTATTGCATAAAACACTCCATCCATCAGATCATTCTGAAACTTAGAAGACATATTTGTGTACTCTCTTGTAAAAAGATTTGTAAGCTGTTTTCTTAACAATTCAGGTTGCTTTGCAGATACAAGTCTTGAGAGTTCAGCTCTCTTTTTTGTTTGTGTTTCAGAAGACCAGTTCGTTCCATTAAGAATCCTATTTGCCCACAAACCGCAAATATAATACCATTCCTCCATATTATTACATTCAAATTTTTTCTTCGCAGCCTCTTCAGAAATTCTATTCTGCACATCATCTGCCATAATTCCTACTGGTGATTTCATATAAAAATCCTCCTAAAAATATATTCCGTTTCCGGTACATCAATATGTTACTGTTTATCATTTTGACAGACGATCTTTCTTTTATATTACATTTTTACTTATTAATATTCAAGAATTTTCTTGAAGAAAAGTCTGTTTCATCAGGTTTTCAAATCATCAAATTTATGTTTTCTAGCCACGGCTCTGCATACTTCTTTAATAACATTTCTCTGTCTTTCTGTTTCTGCTTTTTTAAGCAACTCTTGTTTTACTTCCTCAATAACAGATTTTTGCGCATTATATAAGACACGTTCATTCATTATTATTCACCTCTCTTATATGAAAACAATCTTTCATTATCTTATTAAATCCATCACAACTTTAACTCCAAATCTTTCGAAGGCTTCATACGTTCTTTCCAGCTCGTCAGGAGTTGCCTTATTTAATCTGTATCGTATCAACATTAAGTCATTTTCTGATGGATTAATTTCTTTTTTAATTTGATTTAATATAGCATCTCTATATTTACATTTTGTTGAAACATCCGCCATCATCATTTTACCTCATCAATATATTTTTCTTTGATATCATTGATTGCACATCTATATCCATTTTCATTAGCTTCAAAATCATCATGAAGTAATGAATTAGAAAGCTGTTCTTCCAAATATTGTACAATCTCCTGTGCTTTCCATTTTTCTACCATATTTCATACCACCATTTCAAATTCATAAAAATCAAATTCATCATATAGTTGCCATTTATTATCACCGAGATACAAAACATCAATATCTCTCATTCCTCTTGTTAAGTATAATTTATCTCGCTTTCCATTTACAATCTCTTTCATTCTATTAAGAATTAATTCTGGTGGTTGATCTACCCGAATCGGCATACTTCCAACACCATTTGAATCTTTCCAATGTAAGACAAATAAATTTTCGCCTTTAACCCTTTTTATTCCGTCTATAGTACAATCATAAACTTTTGGTTTATATCCAATGTTACTCATATTCTCACCATCATTTTGCCAACTTATAATATTTTTCAACCACACGTTCTGCCTGATCCCATGCTCCATTGCTCACATCTTTATACGATTCTGCATTTGCAATTATTTTCCAAACACTCATATCTCCGGGATGCATTTTCTCACAAGCATAATCAAAATTCTTTCTTCTCACTGCTTTTATTTGTTTATCTTGCCATTTTTTAAGTTGATTATTTAACTCATTCTCTTCTTGTATTGAATAACCCATTATATAATTCTCCATGAAAGCAATTTTTCAACCTACATTTTATTTTCTATATAATTTATTACATTTGCTTTTGCACTTCCAGGCTCACAATAAATCATACATCCGGTCAATACACTATCATTTAAATCACAATCATTCAAGTCTGCACCGTGATTGACGAGCCATCTATCTATTTCTGTTGTTGTGCTTATCAGATTCATTGCTAACTTTTCTCTTTTGTCAAGAAGCTTTATAATTTTCTTAGGAATTTTCATTATGCTTACACCATCCTATAAATTTAAAATGTCTTCTCCGCTTTCTTTATCAAGCCATTCAGCCCATATCATCTAAGAGCAATGTAAGTCTTAAATTTGCTAAATTTCTAATAACCTGCGCTCTCGTATTAGTTCTTCCATATTCATCTTTCATTATTTCACTTACCTACGTCTCATTATAATTTTCCAATCATTTTCTTAACACGCTCAATCTCTTCATTTGTATGTGGTGTTCCACCGGCGTTCATATCAACATACCATTGAAGAACTTCTTTTTCACTTTTAAGATCATTTACATTGAAAATCAGGTCTACACTGAGAGGTATTTTGTCCTCAAAATCTTTATAGTAACTACCAAAGACTTTAATTTCATTTTTTAAAAATTTAGTTACTGCTGTAATTCTTTGCAAACCATCAACACATACAAAATCATCATATCCATTAATAGGTTTAACCATCTGCCAACTTGGTTTGTTAAAATAAATTACCTTTGCTGATTTCCCTCCACGCAGTAAAAATTCAACATATGCAATTTGTTGAATTTCTGTCCATACATGCCCACGTTGAAAATTAGGATTTAATTGTAAACGATAATATTCATCTTCTTCCCATTCTGAAAGCGTTTTTAAAATATGAGTTAATGGAATATTGGTATTGTACGTTCCAGCTCTTGTCAATTGAGGAATATCTTTAAATCTTGTTATTTTCACTTTACTTCACCTGCTTTCCATAACCATGAAATCGTCATTTCTTTATTATATAGCTTCCCACAATAAGTCATCTGTTTTCCCTTGTAAATATTCAAGCACATCAGCTCGACCACCATATCTACAATGAATTTCTGTCAGTTTGCCTTGGTCATATAACCATCTTGCTGCTGCATATCTATGCCAACCATCTACAATAATTGGTTGTGGAAGAATAAAATTACCACTGCATTCATTATCAATCTCAATATCTCTTATTTCCATTGGATGATTAATAAAATAAATTATTCTTCCAATATGCCATTCTCTTGATCTCTGTTCTAACACTGGATGTTTCCATGTATCTCCATATGGATCAGGTATTTCTGGAACGGGTTCGTATATTGCAACAGAGATATCATCCAGATCAATTTCTCCTGTTTCATCCCAAGACCAATGTTCGGTTGGTAAAAATTCAATCAGTCGGTCAATCTTGATGATATCTCCATTATATTTGTCTGAATCCATTTATATCACCTCTTCCAATCTTCCCAATAAATCATTCTTTACTTCGATTATTGTATTCAACCTTGATTCTGTTGCAGTAACCTTGCAAGCTTCTACATTATAGGTCATTTGCTTTTCTAGGTCAGATTCAAGTCTGTCAATTTCTGTATCAAGCTCATTAATGTATTCTCTTATCTTTTCTCTCATATCTGATTGATTTTCATACTGATACAGTTTTTGTAGTGGTTCTTGCATTTTTTGATTAGAATCTAAATCAGCTTCAGCATATACAAACATACACTGATTTTTCATAAATGGCATATCCCAATTTAATTTCTGTATTAATTTACTAATTGTCTTTCACCTCAATTCCAAATATCTCAAAAAAATCTTTATCCTTAATAACAAAGGAAAGTTAAATTTCAACTGGCAAATAATGCCCCTCAATATGAAAATCTCCATTTTCCATTTCAAGATCTGTATTTTCTTGCACCCATCTAAGCAGTTCATCTGGTGACGAAAAATTAATTGCTACAGAAAAATCTTGACATAATGGTAATCCATTACCAGAGTAATCTTTATTTTCTACAATATTGCTTAATCCGTATTTAATCTCATTTAATACAATAAAATATTTCCAACTATTTTTCATTTAATTTGCCTCCCGAAACCTAGATTTCATCAATATCAAATTCTCTACAACTTCCAATTTCTATTGCATCAACAATTGTACTACCAAAAGATTTTACTTCTTCGATAGTTTCCATCATATCTTCTTCTGTTTCCAACCATGCAATAGACATTCCATCCTTTTCACTTTCATACACTAACATAAAAGGCTTTTCAGGTTTTAAAAATGGTTCTCCTCCATCAAAATTTTTAAATTTTTTACACATATTGTCCTCCTCTTTAAAATATATCTAAAATGATATGATACGGATCTATCGTTTCTGCTGTAATGAAGAACCGTCCGGTTTGTTCTATTACTTCTTTTCCTTCTTTATCATATACTTCAAAGTCATTAGAAATAAAATCTACTGGCATAACAAGTGTCTCACTTTTAACCATCACAATAGAATCTTCCATAATTTTATATTTGTGTTCACGCTTACTACCGAAACGTTCTACTTTTACGCCAACTCTTTCTTTATTTAAAAACATTAGTTACCTCCTGGAACTTAGATTTCATTCACTCATTTTTTCTCTAATAAACTCACAATCCGGACTGACGCCGATTGCTCTCATCCATGTTTCTGCCGTTTCGCAGCATCCTCTATGGAAATTATAGTTAGCGTCTTCTTCCATTTCTCTTTCATCCATTTCTGATTCATATTCATTAAGAATTTGCTTATGATTAATATATACCAACATCATATTTTCAATTGCATTTTTACTTATTTTCATACCATTATCCTCTACTACATCTCCAAAAATCTTACCAAACGTATCAGGATCTTCGCTCTCTTTCACAGAAACTTCAACCCCAAACCTCTCTTTAGAATATTTAATAAAATCATCTAATTCCATTTTATTTATTTCCATCTTCATACACTCTGAACATCTGTAACATAAGTTCCAACTCAGCAATTTCCGTTTTAAGTTTCTTCATATATAACAAATCATTAATTGCATTATCCTCATAACTAGGCTGTTTTATATTTTGAATGCCTATCTGAAAATATTCCTGTTTCTTTTTCAGTTCTTCTTTTTTAGCAGCCAATCTATTTTCTAACATTTCTTTCATAATCTATTCTCCATTCCGTTGGATAAAAACTTGGTTTCATTTGTTCTTAAATTTCCTAGGATTCTACTCCTATTATTTCTATATATTTTGAACAGTCAATAATATGGATTTCAACGAAATATTCTCCACAATTTATATATGCCATTTCTTTTTCTATGTTGATTTCTTTTGCTGCTTTAAATTTTTTAGAATACTCAATCATATATCCTATGGCTTTATCATGATTTGAAAAAAATTTTTTAGAAATATCGAATCCACGAAATACTAGATCTTTATTGTTATTAACTATCAGAACCATATAATTATTTACTTTACATTTCATCTATTTATTCTCCATCATTTCTTCTACAAGCTGCTTCATATAAGAGATTTCTGACATATCAAATTTTTCGACCGCATTTTTCAATTCAACACTTACAGTATCCATTTTTGATAATGTCTCAATTGCATTTTCCATATGTTCATATGCTTTATCCAGATCATTCCATACTTTTTGTAATTTGTTCATTTATATCACCTCAACTATCTCACAATCAATTAAATTGTTATAAACATTGGTATCCATCAGTGTATCCAATGCTATTTGTGCGCCTAAATATGTTTTAAATGCTCTCGCTTCTTCAATTGTTCCAAGAACTTTGTATTTTTCGCCACCTACAATATAAGAACCTTTGCAAATATAATCTGTTCCACATTTTATATAATACATTTATTATCACCTCAATATTATATTCTCTATTATATCAGAAATGGAACTGCCTTACGACAATTCCATTATCTTTGAATCTATTATTTCTTCCGATACTATTTTACGTCTTCTTTTACTGCTCTTTCAAGCAATTCTCTTACATACTCAGGGCATTTATTTTTTCCTGACTCCCAATTTTCAAGTGTACGAATTGGAATGTTATACCGTCTAGAAAATGCTGCTCTTGACTCGTTTAAAAGTTCTCTCATCTCAGAAACATTCATTTTCTGAGTGTCTACGTAAATAATTACGTCTCTCTTATATTCTCCATGATATCCTTCAAATGTACACGGAATAATGATCTTCATATGCCTTTCTGCAACATTTGAATACCCAAAGAGTTCATCTTCTATTTGTACATGCTCTGGATATTCTAAAATACTATCATTTGAAAATGCCAGTGCTAAAGGTTTTAATATATTGTCGGCAGCCTCTTGCAATGTATTGCCGGAAAGTTCAAAACACCCACCAGCTCCACCGCCTGTTTTATATGTCGTCCCATATTCTCTTAAACTATTCATTTGACCATCATCAACGCTTATTGTCCAAGTTCCCATATATATTTCCTCCTAGTCATTTACTAATTATAAAATACCACCAATTAAGTGGTATGTCAACACATTTTTCCACTAATTTGGTGGTATTTCCATCTAAATAAAATTATTATTCTATTATTCATTTACCTCGCATGAAACAATTCTTTTATGTCTATTTTATTTCGCTAATTTCCCATATGTCACCACCAGATATCCATTCGTTGTCTTCGTCATATTCGTTTTCCTCTACATAATATTCCGTTACATTACACATTGCACCAACTGGAGAACTAAAATCATATACATCTGTTTTATACTTTTTAAGCTCATTTAATGCTTCTTCTTTGCTGTCGAATGACTTAATAATTTTCGGATCTGCATTCATATCCTCAACTGCACACCCCTTAGCCAAATCTTTTTTCCTTACCTCAACCGAATTTTCTTTCAATTCATATTTAATCATATCTTATCGCCCTCCATTTTAATCAACAAATTTTCCAAACGGTGTTGCTGACCATACGCCATATTCGTTTCTCCAAATACGTTCACCACGTTTTCTAGCTTCGCTTTCTGCCAACAAGCCAGGCAGCTTATTTATTTGCAATGGGTGATCTTCTCCCTTTAACGCAACTACAATTTCTTCTGACACATTTTCTAATGTGTCTATTTCTGGGCACTCTGCATATTTCTGATTATAGGTGCTCATTGCATTGCACCAATATTTTCTTATTTTCATAATTCATCAACCTCCTGATATTTTTTAATATAATATCACATAAGGTGTCCTATTATCTGGACACCATATTTTTTTCTTTATTGCAAATCCAATTATAATCTTTTTCTGTCATAACAGAAACATTCTTTCCGATCACAACTGTAACCATTTTCTTGCCACAAGTCTCAAATCTACTAATTACTCTCATAATTGTACCTCCATTATATCAAATATCCGATTATTCTGCCATCAATTCTTCAATTGCCTTTGTAAATTTTTTCTGTAAAGACTTTCGTGTATTAATCAAATCTTTCTTGGTTGGTTTTCCACCACATTCATTTATGTATCTAGTGGTTAGATTTTTCCAACTGATTCGACTATTTTCTTCCATCCTAACGTACACTTTTCTATATGTAACCATGAAACCATTACTGTGATCATTGTATTTCTTAACCAATGGAAGAATCTGTTGGTCTGACCAATCAATTTCATTCTTCTTTTCCTTAGCTTCTTTTGCTTTATATTCCATATCTGTCAACACAGCTATGAAAATACTTCGAAGATCTTCATTTTGATACACAACCTCAATGGTCTTTGGTGAATAGCTGAGATTATTCCGTTCCTTATAGTCTTTTGCCTCCTGTTCCCAACAAATACCATAATTCTGTCTCATATAATCATAGATATGTTTCAGGACACTTGCTGTTTTACGGAAACTACTATTACATACGATGTTTTCCGCTTTGCCGTACACAATCTGTTTCCACGAATCTTCTTCCGAAATTTCTTTTACAGGTTTAATATCCGGCAATTGTGTTTCTTTTCGTGAACTCATGTCAAGAAGCAACTTCGCCATGTTTGACATACCATTATATAATTTCTGATTCTGTTCTTCCAGGTCGTCTAATTTTGCATAAAGAATTTCAAATTCTTCTGCATAGTTTGGAGCTTCAGGAATAGGAATCTGAATCATATTATTCCTAACTGCCGGAATAATCTCTTCTTTTCTCTTGGAAAGAAATGCTTCGGCTAACACATTTTTCGCTTTAAGCTGATATTCAATTAACCTATTGACCAATTCCGGATTTTCTCTTTTCATTGTCGGAGTAATAGAAATCTTTGCTAACCATAATGGAAGATAGTCTAATATTAGACATAAAACTTCGCTGTCTGAATTACCTGTACCCAAGGGAAGAAATCTCGTCCCTTGCTTTAAAACTAAATCTTCTTGTATTTTCTTTCTTTCACTTTTAACTTTCCCGTCACTTAATCCAAGTCCTTGACATACCCATCTAACACCTACATATACAATATCTTCCACCTGTGCAGCTCTCAATACCGCACCATTAAATTCTACATCTTTTACTGCCAATCCCTGCATAATCATTTCCTCCATAATATTTCTCATGCAAAATCTCTGCTTCTATACGTTTTTCACAATAAAAATCCTTTTCTCTAATCTCCAATGCTTTAACTTCTTCTTTGCCAAAAGCGCACCATTGATTTTTCACATGATTCTCTTTTCTCATATTGTGTATTCTCTGCAATCCGTTACAAGTACATCCTTCTGTTCTCAAGCATCTTAGACAAATAAATTCCGATGACTTCTTCGGATTCCCTTTTCTTTTGCTCATGCTATTCACCTTTAATAATTCCGGCTATTCCAAATCCGATGATAAGTAGAACTATCCCGAACCCATACATTCTTATCACCTACCTGTCTAAAATACATCCGATTAAATATAATATTCCAGCAACAATCATTTTAACCATTTTATATCACCTTCCCTTATTGTGCTGCTCCCCATAAGATACCAATAATAAACCCAAAAAATATCACATATCCAATTATTCTTCCTAACTCGTACATTTTTCATTTCCTTTCTAAATCCAACAAATTTTTAGCATTATTAGTCCGACAACTATTACGAATATTGCAAAACCGGTAACGAACGAATCACTGATCTCGTATTTCTGTCTATTCTTCTCAGTCTCTATTTCTTTCTCAACGATTGTGAATGGTACATCTATATATTCATTTACAACTTCTTTCTGAAAATCCATAATGTCTATGTCTTTAATAGCCGGTTCCAAAATATCATAATCCTCAAATCCGGCAACTTTTTTGTATAACATATCAGCACCTCCTATATACTGCCACATTTGCATTTGCATCTTGATACCAGTGGTATTCCGGATACAACCCAGACATTCCACAATCTTCCAAGTCATATCTTCTTTTCATCTCGTAAAATTTTTCTTCGGTTTCACAAAATATTTTTTTCATTGTAATTTTCCTTTCATATTAAAAAATAAGAGTATCGTTTTGACACTCTTATATTCTCTATGTATTTATTTGATTATTTCCTCCGTTTGAAATCCGACTTTCATTGTCTTGTTAATAGTCCTTACATAAATCCATAATTGTATTTGCAAGATCTATTACTGAATTAATACTATTTCCGCTTAACATATCAAAAGAACTGTTATCTGATTTATTCACCAAATCACAACAATGATGCCATCCGTCTACTTCATTATATACAAATGTAATTTCCAAATTTACATTTTTTGTTAATGAACGCTGCTGTGAGTAATCTTTGAAAGATTTTGGTTTGTTTCCAACCCCATTCCAATGATCAGGATTCATATTTTCAATAAAATCATGTGCAATAATAATTGCTTTAGCTCTTTCCATTACAATCAAACCTCTCTTTCATCTACTCAATTCCAATCAATAATTCTCCAAGCTGCTTTGCATCTTCAACTTTGCAAATTGCCGTTGCCTTACTATCTTCCGTTCCATTTCTCCGTGTAAAATGTGATACAAGATATACTTTATCCGGCATATCTTTTCCGTCCACTTTGTAATGTCCGATTTCCACCGTTGTATTTTCTTCAAGTTTTCCAATTTCTTTTACTTTGTTATAAATAAATTCTTTTGCCATAATTCAACACCTCATTTTTTTAAATATTCACTGGCTCGTCATTTTCATCATATTCGATCTTTTCAATTTTTACGATATATCCAACTTCTTTTTCCTTATCATAAACTTCCATTTTTACATTTGCTGATGAAGAAACTCCCCATTCAAAAGAGTACCTGTCACTGTTGTTCTCTACAATTTCAGAAAAATAATCTCCGATTTCCTCATAGTCTCTTGCTTCCTGTTTGCTTCCTTCAATACTTTCTGTGCTCATATTTTATCTACCACCTTTCAATTTTATATTCTCCAACTTAAAAAGCAGACAACATATTGTTATCTGCTTTGTTTTAATTTGTCATATTTTATTAAAATTTCTGTTACCTCATGTGCAAATATCACTAACTCAAATTTATCCGGGTAAATTTCTATTAAATCATTATACTTTTCTTCTAATTCGTCTAATAATTCTTTATATTTTTCTTCCATAAACTTCCTCCAAGAAATACTGTTTTCATTGCTCTAATTTTCTTACTGTAAAATAAATTGCAGCGCAATATTCATCTCCATCTACAAAAATATTATTAATCTCAACTCCTAATTCATTTCCAACCCGATCAATAATATCATCTTCATTATACTCAACATCATATGCTGGACTATATAGAAACACTTCTTTAGTATCTTTTTCCATATTAAATGTCAAAGATGAATCGTCAACCTGTTCTTTCATAAATTCCAACAAACAATCTGACGTTGTTGTAAAACATTTTCTTTCAAAAAATCTTGAATCCATATATTTAACCTCCAATCAAATGCGGTTTTCATTAACAACATTCTGTACAATTATTTTCAATTTCTTCTTCCGTTTTCCATTCTTCAAGTCCAACACATCTGTGTTCGCAACTATCTTTTTCATCACAATAAAAACAACATTTAGAGCATTTATCATCTTCTGGAATAGAAGCATCAATTAAACATCTCAACATATCATCTACCTCCAATCAATCTTCAATATCTTCCATAATCCATTTATTTTCCTTTCTATAGAAACGTACTTTTCATCAATATCCGATTATTTTTACATCAATAACGTAACACGATTTATCTTCGCTCCAATGAAATAAAACTTGTGCTTTAAATCCTGTTTTGTTTAAATGGTATTTTGTAACCTCGCATATCTCTTTTGTTTCTGTTTTTGTTAATCCATATATAGGTCTATGTATTTCCCTATGTGTTTTTAAATCGACTCCACCAATTATCCAATCAACCTTCTGTTTTAAAAATCTTTCTTTTGTTTTTTTTCCATATAATTGTCGCTCTTGTTCCCATTCCCATTTCATAAATTTAATTTGATCTTCCAATTTTTTAATTTTATCTTTATATTTCTTCGTAATAAAACTAAGTAAATCCATATCGTATCCTCCCTTGAAATGTGCTTTTCATTGCCTTGTGTAATATACTCCGTACTCACTTTCTACCCTTTTGGTAAGATCTTCTATATCAAAATAATTCGCATCATCTTCCGTTATTTCCATTACACAAGTACAATTTTCCATAAGTTCTTTTTCCCACTGCTCCCTTGGATCTCCAAACAAAATTTTCAGAGCAACTTCTGGATCAATTACAGGTGGTATTTCTGTTTTAATTACAAAACTACAAGCTTTACTTGCATCGTATTTTTCACATTCTTCATCCTCGTCTCCATAGAAGCATAATTCATACCAATGTATCTCTTTATTCATACTTATCAATCTCCTTTTTGAAATTTCCGTTTCATCATGCCACTTTTAAAAACTGTTCATCATTAAAACAGTAATATTCGTGTTCTAACGGGTTCTCCTTTCTGACTTCTCTCAATTTATAGTCATCAAAGAATTTCACTTCATCATCACTTTTGAAAATTGAATAGCACCCAAATGGAAGGTATGTCCCATCTGCAAATTCAATTTCGCTATCAGTTACATGAACAACTTCGTAGCTTTTACCATTAATTAAAATAGTTGAACAATTCGCATAGTATCCAGCCCATGCAAAAGCATTCAATTCATTATCAGATACAATATGCTTATTTCCATTTCTTTCTCTGTACTCCAACATAATATTTCCTCCAATTAAGAAATCATTGTTTTATCATCTCTGTAATTCTCTAAACCATTTAATTAGTGATTCAAAATCGGTATATTCATATGGACTGATCGGTTTTCCGTTCCAGCTTGCAAAATACACTCTTGCATCGTTTGGTGGAACAAAATCACAATTTCCGTCCGAATCATCCAAAATGTCTTGAATATATTTTGACTTTAATAAATACATATCTCCATTTATATTTTCCGTAACAATGATCGTTTCGTTATTAAAGAATAAAGTTTCCATTATGCACCTCTTCTTTCTATACATGCGTTTCTGAAATCATCGTTTCAAAGGCTGATTAAATCAGCCCATGATCTTCCATAAATGTCTTACTGTATTCATATTTGTCTGGACAATATAACTCAATATCTTTCAATGTGATCCCCATATCAAGTAAATCCATAAAGAAATCAAGTTCATCCGTCTGAATTTCGCTTGCTCTTTCAAACCTTGCAGAAATTTCCTCTCCGAGATCAATATCATCTTTGCCTTCAATCCACACAAGGTCATCGTTATCAGCTAAAGCCACAGCAAATAAAGCGGTTGTTCCTCTACAATCATTCAACCTAACTTCTGCCTTTGGATTGTAATTTTCCAATTGTTTAATCAGTCTTTCTACTGTCATATTCTCTTCTCCTTACCTATTAAAAATCTTGTTTCAAGTCTATTCCACATCCCATTTCACTTCATATCCAGTAATCTTCTTTCCAAAATCACAAGCGTGTACAACTACTGCTCCGCAATTATCACACCATAAAGAAAAACTATTGACTCCTGCACCAATACGATTAGCACCACCACGTTTCATCTTTGAGCCACACCATATACAAGTACATTCGTTTGGTATCTGTACTCCATTATTTACAACATTGTTAATTTCCATTATCATTACTCCATTTCTGTTTTAAATGATTTAACATATTTAATTCCATCATCAACAGTATCAAAATACTTTGCATCCTTTTCATCTAATCCATGAAATGCTTTATATTTTCCATTGGACTGTTTTATTACATATCCAAAGATCACTTGTGTGAATTCATCTTTCTGATAGTTCACGTATGTATAACTGCCTCTTGTCTCAATAAGCCATTTGTTGTTATCATTCGGATTAAAACCGACATACGTTACTTGACCATTTTGTATTGTTGCATTCATTAATTATCATCTCCATTTCCTATTTCTCTTCAATCTCAATAAAAGTATCATGTGTACGTTCATTATCTCTTTCTATCAATTTATATTTATTTCTGTTATATACTCTTAATGGATGACAAAGTAGTAACGTTACAGTTCCAGTAATTCCGTTATCACCTGTAAAAGTTGCATCAATACAAGCCCCGCACGATCCACCTGACTTAGACCATCCACGTCCTCTTGTGATGCAATATGTGTTAAAATCAGCATCATAACCTAAATCATGTTTTATTTTCTCTTTAAATTTCCGCTGCTCTTCTGTCATAAATTATTCCTCTTCTACTTCATCATCACTTATCTTTTCTGACTTTTGAATAAGTGTTTCTAAATTCCATCCAGTAAAGGTCATAAGCATTTCATCAATAATCTCTTTATCGTGCTCAGATTTATATTTATCTAACACATATTTCATTCCTTTTCTAATTTCTTTCCTACCAGATTCTGCACGATCTGATTCATACTCATTGATAATTGCCATAGCTAACTTATCATAATCTATATTTTTCATTTCCATCAACCGCCCTAAAATTCATATACAGAAGATACTTTTCTCTTCTTTCCGTCTTTCCAGTTACAAGGATTTTCCGAAATTTCCACTGCCTGTTCCTTAGTTCTTGCGTCTACAGATATACCTAATTCTTCATTTTCAAAATCAATACACCATGTTTTCATTTTGATTACTCCTTTTCCATATTCATTGCCAAAATATCAACATATGATATATGATAGTATTTACTTCTTGCATATTTTTTGAAGAATCCATATTCTTTATTTCCATTGCGTTCACTTACCACTTTTATTTTCCCAATCATTCCGCAATAAATTATGGATTTCCCAATCAAACTATCACAAATTATTTTCGCTTCTTTTTCTACTTTTTCATTGTTGATAACAGCATTATATTGAATACGACAACCAATATTTTCATAATCCATACCTTCTACCATAGGAATAATTTCTTCCAACAGTTTGATATTCTCTTCTGGTGTTCTATTTTTATTAAAAGATAATTTGAAACAATCCATATAATCTTTCCCATTCCATCCCTCATTACTCCAAAAATATAAATCCCAGTTACTTTTGTAATGTTCCATCGTGCTTGTTTCTTCTGAAACTTGATGGACATCATATTTATCCACAAAATGCTTTAAAATGTCATTTAATGATTTTGAAAAGCCTCTTGCGACATCTTCACAATGTTTACTCCATTCCGCATCTGTCATAGATTTTGCAATCTGACAATTCTCTTCTTTCTGTTCTTCTGAATAATGCCGATTAAAATTAATAGAATGAACCGTTAATTTTCCATATCCTTTTTTAATCAACGTCATTCTATTGTTATTGATATAACTATAATCTTTTTTAACATACATAATTTTCACTCCATTTCTATAATGAAATTGCTATTTCCTTGTTGTTTCCATTCGCTTTTGTGCTCGTTTTTTCTTAGTTACTTCCACGTAATATCTATGCTGATATTCTTTCTGCTTTGCTTTGATTTCTTCCGGCGTTTTTCTTGTTCTGATATGAACAATATCATTATTATTTCCAGTAGATTTTTGTACGCTTGTTTTTCTTGATTTGTAGAATCTTTTCCCGTTATATTTTGGATTAACACCTAAACTCATAATTTTAATATATGTTGTAAATCTAATTTTTTCATTATTTCTTACAAATAAGCTTTTACACATTCTATATAAATTTTCCTTTGACACCCCAAGATACTCAGAAAGAAACTCTTTGCTATAACTTTTAATAATGGGTTTTATGTTATTTTGAATTTCTTCTGATGTCATAGAATCAAACTCTTCTATTGCTTTTGCTATTTCTATATAATTCATAACAACTCCTTATTCTCTAAAATTTCCAATACGTGAAGTATTTTTGTAGTATATCCGTAAATACCCTCATATTCTAACCATGATTGAAAAATTTCCGCTTTAGAATACATTTCCTGAATTTCTTCTACGCTGCTATAGCTTGTATTATTCATTTCATTAAATGCATTGATAAGATTATTTTCCATCATTACTCACTACCCCTTTTTATTTGAAAGCACTATCCATAAACATAAGATCGAAATAATGTGCTAACACTTCAAATTTTTCCGACTTCTGCAATTCGTCAAACAGCTCTGCAACGTATTCTTTTTCCTGTTCAATCTGATCTTCATCGTCTCCCATATCACGGATAAAGTTCATTAATTTTTCCGCTGATTGTTTTGGTGTAAATTCATATTCTTTCATATTTCTCATTCCTTCCTTTTGTCTTATTCTCTTTAATAAGTGAAACAACTAGCAACTTTTTATGGCTGCTAGTCGTGTGTTTCTATGCATTAATAATTGTATAATTTTTTTCCATTGTTTCATTCATATTGATGGGTAATACAAGAGCAATACCTAGTTCATTTTTTATAAGAATGGGTGAAACTCTATTTATGTAATACAACTCTGCATTATTTCCGTCATTAATGATTGAAAACGCTTTATCTAATAGACCGATTTTTACATAACAGTCATTAATCTTTAATAAGTAATTAGCTTTTTCACCAGTCCAATATTCACATTTTTTATATTTATAACCTTTACTTTTTGCATTGGCTAAAATTTCCGATATATTAACTTCTTTCGTTTCATTTGCCATGCTAAAGTCTATCATCTTTTCTACGTCAAAATATGTATTATTAGAGTTATCATATTCTTCAATATTTCCAATACTTTCCGTAGTTAAAGCAATACAATATCCATCTAAAAAACATGTATAATTTTTCCCAAACACAGAGATATTTTTACATGGTTTACTCATTTCTTCACGCTGATTTTCGTAAAGCGTTTTAAAATATCTTTCCATAGCTTTATAGCGTTTAACTGCACTTCCATTGTTTTTCAAAGACTTCTTATAGATTTCATTCTGTAAAATCTTTTCCAGTTCTTCAATTTTCCCGTCGTGTAACATTTCTAAGATTTTTTCGCTTGTCATTTCTTTCTGTCTCCTATTCTTCATTCAATACTTTCTTTCCGATAATATGGTTTACTGTTTCTGCCTAATTTTCCTGATATCGCAATTCTCTAATGAAACAATATGATCTTCTGTAAGTTATTTTGAAATATTTTTCAATTAGATTTTCAAGTAAGCACAATTTAATAGCTGATTCTCTATCACCATCGCTAAAATCTAATAGAAAATAGTTCTTGCAATGGCTTGCATATCTGTTATTGGTACAATACGCAATGATTCTACTTTGCATCTTCTTATTTTCTTTTCTTTCCGATGCCGGATGATTGTTATACAATGCAAGTGAATATCTTATCATAATCGTTTTCCCCTCCATTACTTAACCAATGCCAATATATTGCTTTTCCGATATCCGGCAAATGTCTTTTCTGTTTCTTTTGCAAATTTTCCAACAGAATACATTGATACTTTCTTGATATTATGTGGATAACGTGCATTGCCTTGATTGTAGTTTTCCATAACTACTATGTACTTAATTTTCCCGTCAGTACGTGTCTTTGCGCTCTCGCACAAATTAACAAGCTTTCTGTTATAAGCTTCTTCTTTAATCCGGCAATGACCGTCAGGAATATTTTTCACGGACTGTTTAGCAGCAGTTTCCATTCTGTGAAAGTCTGTGATCGTGATTCTTTTAATATTTTCCATCATAAGATCTTCACCCCTTTATCTATTCTTTTGATTATTTTTCCGTTGTGAATGACTGCTACACGCTTTACACCGTGGAATTTTGAGAAACAATCCGCAAACTTAAAAGCTGTCTGTTCATTCTGAAATTTTCCGCTGTGAACGTTATCAGCATAGACGTTATATGTGTTATTCATTTTGTGTTATCTCCTTTTTTATACGAAAATGCATTCTATTACCTGAATGTCATTTAAATTTGCTGTTTCAAAATACTGATCTTGTTCCTGTTCTTTTTGTTTTTCTGATTCTGAAAAATAGCCATATTTTTGATGAAATAGTTTAGATTGAATATCTCTAAATGCATACATAGTATTATCTTTAACTATGATATCTTTGATACTTATTTTCCCATGCAAGCCTATCCGCTTTAATGTTTTATAATATTCAATCTGTTTATTCGGTTGCATATTGTATAAACTTGTAATATTTCTTATAACTCTGCACGTTTTATTATTATCATCTTTAATAGTGATACTGTTTTTACTGATTTTAATTTTCTTGTTAATACAATCTTTTATTTCTGCCATTGTTTTCCACTCCTTTTCTATAATGGATAACCAAAAGCAATGTAAAATGCTATCATTCCGGTAAATATGCCAATCATGGCAAAACTTCCAATGACTGCACCAACGACCGCTTGGCGATCTTCTTTAATCTTTCGTGATTTTCGCTTTCGCTCCATTAATTTTTCCGCTGTGTAGGTATCATAGTTGCTGTATGTAGTTGCATTCATATGTTTTGTGCCTCCTTATTACAAAACTCTTTAAACATTTCCGCATATTGTGTTCCCAATGCTTTTATAAAGTCTGAATATAATCTATTAGACTTTTTTAATTCATCATTATTTATTTCCGCTTTATGCAGATCTTTTTTCATGCCATCGTCAATAACTGATTGCATTGAGTATTTGAAATTTCCAGTAGGTTCTATCATTTGTTCTAATACCATTTCGTCATTAATGTAAATCTGTTCCCATAAATGGACAATGATACAAGAATCATCAATAAACCACCTGAAATAAAATGTCATTGCTTCTGACACGTTAGCAAATTCTTTTGTAGTATATAGACTGCTATCTCCTGTACGTTCTAATTCATCCGCAATTTTTCCGTCAGTGATGTATTCAACTGTATATTTTGTTTCAACAGTTGCTTTTCCTGTACTTTCTAAACTCCAATCGATAAAATCTTTAAACATCTGATTTCCCCTCCTTATATGGTATTCTCTGTATTAATCAGAAAAGCCTATACAGGTTTTTAGGCTTGTATAGGCTAGAAAAATTTCCGTCATAGACTTTATTTATCAAATGTATATGTATTCCCGTCTAACGTTATTATTTCCAGAGTAGAGCCATCAACGTTCCACGATGAAAGCTCATTCAATCCGATATACTGTTTTAAGTCTGGACTGTATACGTTTTCTTGCTTTTGTGCGTATAATTCATAGCCGTCTTTAGTCGACACTGCCAATTCATCATTAGTACCGCCACCGCAATTCCAATCGGATATTTTTGCCATGAAATCACATATGTAATTGAATTGATCTTTGTTGGAAAGATCGACTTTTTCCGGCATTACAGTTACTGTTTTCGTAGTTGTTTTAGTTGGTGCTGTGTTTCTTCCTACTAAAAAAGCGGTGCAAATTAATACCGCCGTTGTGAGTATGTAAAGTATTTTCCTTTTCATGGTTTTAGTCCTCCTGTTAGCAATATGGATATCTTTCTTTTACAGTGTCACGCACTGCATAGAATAATGAATTGTCATTAGCTCCACAAGTTTCTACAAGGTTTTCGATTGCTTTTTTATAGTCTGCTACAAAATTATTGTAGGCTTTTTCTGCCTGGTCAATCTGTTTTTCAAGTGATACAATATTTTCTTTATGTCTGTTTATTGTTTTCTGAATTTCTTCTTTTATGTCTTCTAAATCATAGACGTATATTTGTTCTAACATTGGCTCTTTAGCCATGATGTTAGAAACTTTTTCAAGTTTTGATTTATCAGAAATATATTTTACTTGATTGTAACAATTAATATCTTCTGAAATATATCTGTTTAAATCATCGAAAGTATTAACTTTTAATCTTTTTTCATAGTCATGCCATGCGAAATTGTCAAGATATAACTTTGCACCGTCAAAATTTTTAGACATTACTTTAAAAGGTGTACCGTCTTTTTTTGTTGGAAATGTTACATTTTCCCACGCTTTTAAGATTGACTTTTCATAGCTTAATCTTTTATTTAATTCTGTTTTAATACCGTCTAAATTATAGTAGTTACTCATAATTTGCACCTTTATCCTTTTCTTTTTATTTGTTTTTTGTTGCTCTGTATGATTTATAGTTGTTTATAAATTGTATTTGTTTAATTCAAGAGTGCCGTGAAAGATAAAATCAATCATCAGCTTTAAAGCGTCTTGCTCTAATAAGCAAGTGCGATACATTAAATTGGTTATAAATTCTTTAATTGCTAATGTTTCATTACTTGCTACGTTTAGATCATTGATTAACTGCGTCATACGTTTTTCAGTTTCGATACAATTTGATGTTTTTGTGATAATACGAAAGATACCGGATTTTATCATGTCATATAGCCATGATTCAAAATCCTGATACTCTGTCTTGTCTACTAGATTACGGTAAACTTCATGCATTTGTGAAGATGTAAAAGCTTTACCGTTGAATGGCTCTTCATAACTGATATACATTTTCATGGTTTTTATCTCCTTTTTTATGTGGTGTTTATGTATTCTCTTTTTGGGTTACAACCTTATTAATAAGTCGTGAACTTTCGCCGGACTGGAAACCGTCTACCGAGTTAATAAGGTATTGCATAATTTCAAGTGTTTGGTTAATTTGATGTAACTATTAACCCTTTACTGATTTTTGCAATAAGAAAAGCAATCTATATTTTAGATTGCTAATTTTTTGTGAATGTATTGTTTTTATTATCTCCGGCTATACTTTCGTATAGGTGACGCCGTTTCTACTTGCTATCAATTTTTTTATATAGTAATGTTACCTATATACAAGTGCGCTTTACGGACACGCTACAACTTTTATGTATCATTGATAGATAGTTGCTATCTTTTTCAGTCCTTGAAACTTTAACGTTGTTTACATCGAATCATACGGTCAATAATCTGTTTTATATTGGAGTTGTTGACGATCTCCAAAAATGGTAGCACAATTATTTTTGTAAGGCATTGCCACTCTTGAGCCTTGCGAAAGTCTTAAGTTCTTTCATACTTTTTTTGCAATTCCTAGTTTGCGTGTACTCCTTGCCACCGTCACGGCTATTTATTTATCATTGTTAGTCTAACAATGTAATACACCTATAAGGACTTATTATTGTCTTGCCTAAATATAGGATTTTTATTTAAATGTTTTTATAATGTAATACCGTTCAATTTTTAACTACTCTAGTATTTTTTATACTTGCTTTTTCAATCGGCTTGTTTTTGCAAGTGGCTATTGTTTTTGTATCGCAGTCAAGGCTCAGCGTGTTTACTTTTGATAATGCAGATGTAAAATATTAAGAACTGCCAAACTTTATGACGCTGAGCGTATTTTTTATAAATATCAATTAGAGATTTGTTTTTTTGCGTATCTCTTTTTGATGTACTAATAATAGCATAATAGTATTGTTTTATCAATACTTTTTAATGCAAAATAGTACACAAAAAATGATATAATATCTATGTAAATAATTAGTAGTATTGCTATATTGATACTTTTATCATTTTATGATACTATATAATACTACTCTTTTAGGAGGTTAATGATGAAAATTAGATACAATAACATAGAAGATATAACAAATGGGATAAAGCATATAATGATAGATAGAAACATGAGACAGAAAGACCTGTGCAACGCTACTGGCTTGAGCAAACAAGCTATTAGCAACTTATTGAATAATAGAACAGAGAACATTACATTAGATACATTGGATAGGTTGTGCAAGGCTTTAGGGTGTGAACTGAGTGTCGTAATAGAATAATAATGATTGCATATAACTGCATATAATAGGAAAGAACTAATGATATATAATGCTCTGCATGGTATTATGCATTAAGTGTATGTATGCTATACACTGCATAGATACATGATATCTGATAGCAATGTATATAATATAGTATAATGATATATATAGGCATATAGTGCATGTATATGTATTGTGTAGTATATAGTAGTATATGTATGTATATGATAGATAGTATGTATGATAGTATATAGATATATAGTATTATAGTATTGTATATAGTATATGTATTATGATAGTATGTATATTATTATGGTATATTATTTGAATGTATTTGAAATATATTTAAATATGTTAATAAGTATTAATTGATAGATAATAAGTGTTTGGCTGCTGAATGGGTATTTTTAGTGGTATAGTTATGTTTAGTTTGGTGTATAGTTTGTTTGGTGGGATTGTGTGATCTGTATAAGTGTTGAGCTATACAATATAGCATTATGGTATATATGAGTTAGCATAAAGGTATATTTATTGTTTAGTATAGTTGGATATACTGGATATATTGGATCATGTGCATGATCGCATTTTAGTATATTTTTATGTATTTATTTATATAGCTAGTATTATGGTATATAATATAGCATTATGATATATTTTTTATTTTGTAACATTTGTTACTAAAATTTACGAACCTTGTTGTTAATCGTTATTATCATTTTGTTACTAACAAAAGATTGATATTGCCCGTCTGATCTGAACCCTACCCCACGAAAACTTTATCAATAACCTAATAAAATTTTAGTTTCATACGGGGGACTAAAAATACCAGTACCGTATATCAATTCGCATTTTTTCGAGAAGTGCAAAAAATAACCCATAAATAAAGGATTTTTTACTATCGTTATTCGTCAAAAATAAGACAGGGGTATTTTACATTTTTTATTGTCTGAAAATTCTGAAAATTTTGCTAATGGCATCTCCACACACAATCTATCTCACTTCCCCATTACCGAAATAAAAAAATATCAAAATCACACAAAATTCACTCAAAATCTTTCGGTAAGCTTTTCGGTAATTTTCCCATTTTACAGCAAAAATTCATACTCAATCACCCATAAAATAACCCCAACAACCCCAAAACCATATCAAAAAACTCTCAAACCTCCCATAAATCAACAGTTTTCTCCGAATCTAATCATTTCCTTATTATAATGCATTCATTTTCATACCCATTTTTATCAAATACAGCCATCTCAGATTTTAAAATCATACCATTCTCTATCTCATGAAAACCCAGTCTTCCAAGCAAATTCCATATCTTCCTACCCTCTCACAATTTCTCAAATTCCAAAATTTACCGAAACTTTTTACCATGACGCATATTTTCAATCAGATTCACACACAAAAAAAGAATATATAAAAGAGCTACCAACCATCCTTTCCAACTTTCCAACTATCATCCAAAATCACTCAAGAGCAAGAGAAGGAGAAAATACAAAATGCGATTAACAAACGAAGAAATCTTAATCCAATTCCCATCATGGGCTAACCACCCTTCAGGCAATATCCAGCAAGTACGTTATGGAGATATACCAGATTGCCAATATACACAAGGCTCATATAATCGCTATCAATCAGAAACAGACAGACACACATTAAACATTGGATGTACAAATGCATATATCTATTCAAATTACGGAACATATGACATTTATAAAACAATACCGAGAGATATTTACATACAAACATCTACGTAGCAAATATTACACGGTTCCATTAACATTCCATGTAGAAACAAACCAATTACAATCTATGTCAATCCTACGTACGGGCTAAAAGCATTATCAATTCTATCTATTCGTGGAACCGGTAAAGTAAAAGGGTTTTGTAATAAAGATGAACAAGGATTTCCGGCAAATCACTTATCAACAAAAGATTCAGATGCAGATAAAAATATTTTTGATATCCCCGCAGAAAATATGGCGATTGCATAAACAGATACTTAAATCGCACAAAATGACATCTAAAATCAATTCCACTATCATACCCTACCAATTTACTATCTACTGTCATAAAGTCTCTTAAATCTCTCTCAGCTCAAAAATACTCCACAGACAGCATGTAAAGAATGATGTGCTGCACAATAGAAAAATAAAACAGACACAACATAAGACAGGCAATAAAGTCTGTCTTATTTCATATCTATTAAATCATCCGAAAATACATCATTCTATATCCGCCTACCAAATCTTAATAAATGGCATCAATTTTAATCCAAATATCCATACCATACCAACTTTACATTAAGTATATAAAAATTAAAAATAACATCAAATCATTAAGATTTTCTCCACAGACATAGGTAATAAAAATTAACTCTACCCTTCTATTCCGGAATACAAATCACAGAATGAAAATTGCACAACAAATATTTATCTTTGCAGAGAATACTATATTGCACTACTTCATCATCAATACTTACTCATATAATCACAAACTTAGAAAATAAAACCAAGACACACACGAAAGAAAGGATAAGAAAAATATGAAACTAAAACTAATTACAACAGAAACCTTTGGTACAGTATCATGTGACTTCTATAGAAATATGAATGATGACATGTTGCTTACAAGAGAACAAATTGGACAAGCATTAGAATACAAAGATCCAATGAACGCAATTTATAAAATTCATAAACGTCATGAAGACCGATTGGACAATTTGTCCATTTGTTTATCAGATGGATTAGGTCATCAAGTTTACTACTACACAGAAAGAGGGATTATGGAAATCTGTAGATGGTCGAATAGTAAGAAAGCGAATCAATTCATGGATTGGGTATGGGATATCATTGAATCATATAGAAACAACATTCTCTCATCACAGAATATAGATATGAAAGCATTCACGGATATCCTTACATCATTATCCAATACACAGGCTGCAATGGCACAGACATTAAATCTGCTCAATGAAAAGATTAACAATATAGAAGAACAACCTAGACCAAAAAGAAAATATTCTTACTGGACTTCTAAGATGTTTCCGAAGTATGAGGAATTAATGGATTATCTTGGATATGAATCAAATGGAGAATTATATAAATATCTCTACAAATAATTCAATGATATGTATCCAGATTATGATTTGCGTCAAGTCGCTGATGATTATTGTTACGAGAATAAATTAGAGACATGTTTTACATTGGATGCTATTGAGCATGATAAGACAATCAGAAAGTTATTTGAAAGAATGGTAGATAATCTTTTGGAAGAATGTAGAAAAGGATATGAAGAAAGAAAATGTGATGTTATTTCTAATCATGGATAGAGAATAGATAAGAAGACAGATTGTTTGATTTATTAATCTTCAATCCAACCATAAACAATCGAATGAAAAATTACGGAGTAAATGGACGACAGTTCATTTACGGAGTATTAGTCTGTCTTCTTAAATAGTTATATATCTTGTTTCGGTTCGGCAGACGTACCAAAAGGTGACGTCAAAATTCCAATTTTTAGAAATCCGACGTACCCAAAAGTGACGTCTGCCGAACTCACGTAAAAAATGAAGGAGGTTTGCATTGCAAAAAACAGAATACTTTACTAGATTCCCAAATGAATACATCCAGGGGGATATTAAAACGAAATTTGGAGTTAGTAGAAAATTTTATATTACTTACATTCTAATTGATAAATATAGATCCTACGAGGACTATAGCTGGATTACTATCAGAAAGGTTCTTGAATTTTATGGATATAAAACCACAAAAAGAAAACCAAAAGCTTTTCAAGAAATATTAGACGTTCTTGAATACATGATAAATAACAAGATGATCGTAGTAAAACAAGATTTAGACTCTATTGGTTATGATACTGGAATAGAAATAAAAGTTATCCCAGATAATTTTGAAGCAAGAGAAAATTTTTCTAAAATCACATCGTCCCAATTAGATTTCATTATGATGAATGAATCTAGTATCAATAAAGAGAATATATTAATGACATTTCTCTATATCAATTCTTACATATTCTTCAGACCAAAAATTAACAATGAAGAGGTGTTATATAACCCAGAGGAAAAACCGGAAGCTTTTTTCAGAAGCTTAAAAACGATGGCTGAAGATTTAAAGACATCAAAAGATAGTATAACACAATGTATTAAATATCTAACTTCTCAATTTGGAGATATCAATCCACTTCTTATAAAAAAAGAAGTTGGAAGCATCCAACAAGATCCAAATAAGCCACCTAAAAATTTACCAAACATTTATGTCTTGAATCAGGAGGGATACGAAAAAGAAATAGAATGGGCACTTAAAAAGATGCTGAAAGCATATAATATAGATTCTTTTGGGAAATTGAAAGGTAGAAATACAAAAACAAAATAAATATATGGGGAATATATAAGTAGAGAGATGTCATTATAAAACAACACCTCTCATTTGGATGACGTATGAGAATGAAAGACGGAATAGAAAAGATTCGTACCTATTTACATTTCGTTCTCATAGTTGATGCTAAAACAATTAATCTCACATCAAGAAAGGATGACCAGAGATGAATAATTTTATAAACAAAAAGGAGAACAACAAATATGACAAACGAAACAGAAACAGTAAACTCACAGAACCATAACACATTACATATCCCAAGCCGTGAAGAATTTCATAAGAGATATGGTGGAGAAATCCGGGAGTATGATTTTTGCACAGACTACTACCCCATTTCTATTGGACAAGATAAAGGTTCTAGAATCGCTGAACAGATTGAAAGAGATAGAAAGCGTGAAGAGAAATTATATATGGAAGAAGCTGCTAATAAAGAAAGATGTAAAAAATATGAGGAGGAGTAAGGATATGGAAAATTTAGAAGAAAAGTTAGAAGTAATCAAATATGGAGATACCTATTCAAAATGTGTAGATAAAGATTGTGAAAATTGTAGTGAATTAGAAGAATGCTATTCTCGTACAAATGAAGAATTAAATGATAAATATGCAAAATCCTTGGACTATGGCGGTTTCGATTCTGCTGAAGAATTCTGGGAACAAGTATATAACTAGGTGGTGATTAGATAGTAAATGAGTGAATTTGGAATTAAAATAAAAAATATTGAAGCAAGCACTTTGTATGAATATAACAATGGTGTCAGAGATCATTATGAATACAAAGATGCAATGTTTACCAACAGTCTATTTAGTGATTATCTAAAAGATAACGGATTAAAAGTATGGAAAGAAGAATCTACTAGAGATATTATCTGTTTAGAATTTAATTTTGGATCAAGATCGTATGAAGAAGAAATTAATCATCTAAAAAAAGTCGCAATTAAAGCTCGTACAGAATATAAATTAGCTAAATCTTTTAAATATCAAACGCAAATTCAAAAAAAGAAAAATAAGCGTCAAAAATTATCCCAATTATTTAGAGAAGCACAATTGAATAAAGAAAAATATCTAAAGCATACCAAAGAAGATATTCGCACTATTTTTTATAACGACGGTGTAAATGTGGAATATATAACTAGAAAAAAGAATGGGGATATTATAAAACGAGAAACCATTCATTACAAAATGTTATATAGAAGCACTGGAAAGGCAAAAAAAGGTTCCTGTATGTTTATATGCGATAGGTTATATAAAAAAGCTATAAAATTCTTATACATGGGTATTAAATTGCCAAAGAAGAATTCTCCTATTGTAGAAATTAGTGCCTATGCCCCTCTTATATCTAGTGCAATAGTCGGAAAGGTAAAAATCAATCCTAAAAATATTTTAATATTAAAAGATGTTGATCGTTATTTCGATACAAAAGTTGTTGCTGTTAAAACAGATAAGAACCGGCAATGCTATGCGGAGCATATTGATAATTATAAATTAAAAAATACTCTATTCGATGGACAAGCTCTTATAGACAGTAGTATCTTTCCCGAATGGGGAAATGGTTATGTTTTATTGAGGCATCATTTTTGCAAAATGGCAGCATTTAGTACGAACATCCAACAATTTTTTAAAGATTATTTTGGAGATGACTATTACTCTGCTACCGTCAAAGATATGTTTGGGAATAAACATTATGTAAAAGATATAGAATTAATAACTACAGACAATGCAATGAAGTGGTTAAAATTTGATATATCTTATGAGTATTGGTGTGAAAAAGTTTATGAGAATAATTGTATGTTTGGAATTGTCAAGACGGCTCATGAAAGTAAATTTGGGAAAGTTCAAAGAATGAGCTATCAAATGGTTAACTGTTTAGATGAATCTATTATGGAGAATGTAGTTAAAGAAAGTGTTGATTATGTTGAAATGCTTAAACAGAACAATGATGAATTCTTAAAGTATCTTGAAAAAAATAAGAATTTTTCAAATGATTACGAAGTCCTAATTGCTTTATGTGAACAGAATCGAGATTTCTTGAGAAGTTCATATTTCAGAAGAAGAAAAAGAAAAATTATTGAAAATTATGTATTAAATATGAAAAGTGGAAAATTAATACAAAATGCAGAAAATCTTGTTGTAGTTGGTTCTCCATATGCTATGCTCTTGTATGCAGCAACGGGTGAGGAAGATTCTGTTGATAATGATGACACATTTTTTGTAGAACCTGGAACAATTCAGTGTTATACGGAGAGATTTAACAGTGGTGAGCATCTTGCATTTTTCAGAAGTCCGTTTAATAGTCAAAATAATTTAACGTACTTACATAATACTTATCATAAAAAGTTAGATAAATATTTTAATTTAGGAAGACAATGTATTGCGATTAATATGAATGGAACTGATGCCCAAGATAGAAACAATGGGATGGATATGGACTCTGATAGCGGATATACAACCAATCAACCAGATATAGTTCAACATGCAAAAAAATGTTATTCAGATCATCCTACTATTGTAAATCTCATTCCTAGAGATTCAAAAAAATATAATCGGTCTATGGATGAATATGCATTGATTGATAATAACCTTGCGAATTCACAATTAGATATAGGGTTGTCTAGTAATCTAGCACAAATAGCCAGAACATATTCTTGCAATTTCAATGACGAGAAATATGTAGATTATGTTTGTATTTTAAGTGTTTTGGCTCAGGTTGCAATAGACAATGCCAAGCGTCGTTTTGATATTGATCTTGGAGATGAAATAAAACGAATCCAAAAAGATTTAGATATAAAAACAAACCTTTATCCGTCATTTTGGCTACTTATCAAAAAGAATTTTAAAAAGGACAATATAAACGAAGAACTAAAATGTCCTATGAATTATTTATATAATTTAGATTTGTCAGAGTTCCATAATTCAACTTCTACTCTTCCAATGACGCATTTTTTCAACAAGTTTGAAATGTCAAATAATATTAGAACATGTAGAAAAGTTGAAGATCTGATTACAAAATATTCTTTAAGTCTTTATGATACGAATTCTAGAGATTCTGAAGACAATGATTATTTGTTATTGCGGAAAGATTTTGATAATTTGATTTCAGATATTCAAAAAATAAAAATATCAAAAAATTATCTAGGATTATTTTCATGGATGATTAATCGTGCATTTCTTATAACGCCAAATATAAAATCTACTCAAAAACAACTTCTTTCAACATTAAATAAGAATAAATCCCTTTTATTAAAAGTATTATATGAAGTAAATTCAGCAAATTTACTAAAATGTTTTTCAAAAAACTGTTAAAAATGCCCATTTTTTGTACATAGCGAACAAAAAATACACATAAAATATGCCTATTTTTCAACGTTTTTCAGTAATATGCCAATGCCCCCTTATGAGGAGAAAGTGGGCAATGATGCTTGTCTAACATGTTCAAGAGTAAATTTGCGTACGAATTTCGTAATACCAACACAACTATCCTCTCCGCTATTATTGCAAATGCGGAATACAAATAAGCGACACGTGTATATTATTACTCCTTCGTTGGAGAATATAGGGGGATGTTTTTCATCTCCCTACTAAGATTAATATATTGGCGGTGGGTAAAACATCTACTGCCAATTTTCATATGCTGGTGGTAAAGGTTGGATCTTGGCGTGGCTCATAACCATGTAAAAACTCGGTTCAATTCCGGGGCTTCAGCAACTTGTCTAGGGATATAGTTCAGTTGGTAGAACGCTTGATTTGGGATCAAGAGGTCGCACGTTCGAGTCGTGTTATTCCTATTACTCCTCTCCTATTCCGGAGAGAAAAATGTACGAAAGGAATGAATTACTATTAAAGAAATTAGTAAAAATGATTTAGACATCCTAATTGAAAAAGGTATTATTGGAAGAACTCATGTTAGAACCAATAGTTCAATCGGTGGATATCATTCTTGTGGTTTTTATGATATTGAAAAGTATAAAGACGGAAAAAAGAAAGAAAAAGGTAATAAGAATTATCTAAAAACTATTTATGCTCATATTGGAGTAGGTATTACCAGAAATCATATCTATATTGAGGATAAATATGCTGATATGGTTAATGGAATCAAGTAAATAATACTTATAGAAAGGTGGTTAGTGCCATCGCTAAGAAAAAGAAAGAATCAATAAAGGTTTCATTTGTAGACTCACCTTCTTCGGAGGATGTTACAGGAAGCCTTATTTTTATATCTACACCAAATCATAAAATTCTGGTAGATGCAGGATTACATCAAACAAATGATAGATATGAAGATTTCTTGGTGAATAATCGAAAATATAAAGAATTCAAACCAAAAGAAATTGATTATATTTTCCTGACCCATAATCATGCGGATCATTGCTTATTATGCCCTAAACTTTATAAAGAAGGATGTAAAGCAAAAGTCATCGTTACAGAAGGGTCTTCTATCGTATTAAAAGATATGGCTGAAGATTGTGCAGAAATAAACGAACGTGATGTTCTTATAATTAATAGTCAGCATGATAAGAATTATTCACCGTTATATGGATTAGATGACGTATTTAATATGATGAATTATGTATCAGAATATGAATATGATAAGAAGATTTTCATTGATGATGAATTGTCATTTATGTTAATACCAAGCGGTCATTTGCTCGGAAGTTGTCAGGTTTTATTATTCTTAACAGTGAATAATGTTACAAAATCCATTCTGATCACAGGTGATATTGGAAATAAAATAATTGAGAATAGGTTTGTTGGACATTATGAGCAGGTAAGGACATGTGATTATGTAATTGCAGAGTCTACATATGGAGATAAACCAAAATTAAAGACAGGTAAAAAAGAACGAAAAAATGATTTAGAAAAATTTAAATCTATAATTGAGACACAGATTCATGAATTAAAAGGTCGTGTTGTAATCCCAAGCTTTGCACAATCGAGAATTCAGCAATTGGCTCTTATGATATATGAAATGTATAAAGATGAAGAGTGGAAACCAAAAGTCTATATAGATTCTCCATTGTCGATTAAAATCTTCAAAGACTACGCTGAATGTTTGGTTGGTAAAGACAAAGAAGATTTTGACAAGATGTTAGAAAGTGGAATTTTTACTTTTGTGAAAGAACCAGAAGATAGTAAGGCTTTAGTGTCTAGTGATGAATCATGTTTAATTTTATCTACAAGTGGTATGTGTCAAGTTGGAAGAATAAGACATCATTTAAAGAAATGTATTGTTGATCCAAATTCGACGGTATTATTTGTTGGATTTTCTACAGAGGGTTCGTTAGCTTCTCTGTTAAAAGACAATAAAAGGAGAAGCGTCACAATTGATCAAAAAGAATATTCATGTAGATGTTCTTCATATTCATTAAAATCAATGAGTGGACATGCGCCATTCTATCAGCTTGTAGAAAATTATACAGATATAAATTGTCAAAAAATTATATTACATCATGGGTCAGAACTTGCTAAAAAAACATTAAAACCGGCTTTGGAAAAAGAATTAGAAAGAAAATGTAAATCAACAAGAGTTGTAATAGCAAACTCTAGTTTGAAATTTACACTCTAGGAGTAACTGCCTATGAAAGATAAAAAGTTATTATCATATATATTCGGTCTTATAACTGGTGTCGTATTGTTACCGGTTACAGATGAATTATTAAATGTATTATACTCATGGATTGAGGTTATGAAGATCAAACCATCTTCGATTATTGCAGAATGGAATGAAGAAGTCGCATCTAAAAGTGACGGGACTGAACAGACATTTGCAATAGGTTTTCAAGCACCAGATCCTGAATTAGAAGAATATTATGAAGACGAGGAAGAGTAATTATTACTCTTCTATTTTTGTATCCAGAATAGTCTGGAAATATAGTTGATATGAAAGGAACAAAAGGATGATTAAAATAACAACAAGCGAGAGTAAGACAACTCCAGCAAAGAAAAATATTCAGTTAAAAAATATTTCAGTAAAGGATTTGACAATTGTAGATACAGATACTGGAGAAGATATTACAGAGCAGGTAATCGCAGAAATTCCGGATGATGTCGAAGTTGTAGATTTTAAGCTTACATTTGAACTTCCAGATGAAGAATAAGAAGGGAGTGCATTCTTATTACTGATTTATTTAGATTAGAAAATGAAACAGATTTTGAATGGAAGCTCCGTTGCTGTCTTGCGAAAAAGCGCAAAGAAACAGATATGGATTGGGTAGAGATTCGAGATATGCTTGGGTTAGATATTAGCCCAGATCAATTAAGGAAACAAGCAGTTGGATATGAAGAATATGATAATTATATAAATGGTTACGCTGGAGTAGCAACTACAATTTTATCAATTTCTGATTTACATTATCCATTTGCGAAACCATTAGAAACCTTTCGCAAGTTTAGCGGAAAGATTGATGTTCTGCAACTGAATGGAGATTTGATTGACTGTATGGCATTATCACGTTTTTCTAAAGTATATAGAGTATCACCTTTAGAAGAAATGATTGGCGTAAGACAATATATTATTGATCTTATTGAAATGGTTAAACCAAAGAAAGTTCTCGTTAATCATGGAAATCATGAGTTGCGTCTAGGAGTATATCTGGCAAAGAATCTTGACAACGAATTACAGGAATTAATGCCGGAAACAGCTCTTGATTATATTTTTGTTGATGGATTTACACATTACGATAGACGAACAAAAGCGAAAATCAAATATGCTCCATTGTGCGATGTATTTGATGATATTGATATTAATTATACAGGAACATGGTTTTCTTTATATAAAAGAAAATTATTTTGCCATCCGAAAGCTTTTTCAAGTAGTCCATTAAAAACTGCGGAAAAAGCTTTATCTTGGTTTCGTAATGAAGGATATAATTTTGATGCCTTGATAATGTCACATACGCATAGAGTTGGTTCGTATAAAGTTGGAAATACAATGATTTATGAACAGGGATGTTGTTGCGAAACAGATAAAATGAGATATAATGATGGACAGTTAATAAATTCTCAGAAAGAAGGATTTATGATTATATGTCTTGACAAAGATGGGAATATTATTGAAAACAAAACCCATATTAAAACTTTAAATTAAATAAAGTCGCATAACAGCTCATACTACACCCGGTATAATTCAAACTCTCGTAAATCGGAATTGTATGGGCTGTTATTATATATTTCTTGAGAAGAGATGCGACCGTTAAACAGGCGTGTACTCTTCTATTTTTGTAAAAATGATATGGAACGAAAGGAATTAATTAAATGAATAAAGTAGAATTAACAAAATCAGTCGCTACAAGAATTGGAGCAACGCAGAAAGATGCTGCTGTGTATGTAGATGCAGTTATTGAATCAATTAAAGATGGTATGATTGAGGACGGAAAGGTTCAGATTGTTGGATTTGGAACTTTTGGAGTAAAAGAAAGAGCTGAACATGAAGGTCACAACCCACAGACAGGGGAAACAATGAAGATCGCAGCTTGTAAAACACCAAAATTCAAAGCTGGTAAAGCACTTAAGGATGCCGTTAACGAAGCATAATGGATTGGAGTGAATTATTTGGATACTTTTACTTTTGAAAGCATTGAGGAATTTTGTGAAATGTTAGATGACGTACTTACAGATTCTACAGAAACCATTTCAGTTGTGGCGAAATATAATGATGCAAAAGAAATTATTAAAGAACTTGTTTTATATGGATATGATTTTGGATATATTCACTTAGATTATGAATATCCAAACGAATATGAAGTTATGATTATTAACGATCGTATTTATTGCGATAAATTAAAAAGAGATGGAGAATATATTACTTCTTGGGCAACTGCAATTTATGCAATGGAAAATGTAAATTCTAAGTGTATTTTAAGATCTTATCCTGACGCTAAAACAAAAATTCTTGTTCAGATTGAACCGGATGACGAAGAGTTAGGTGGTCATGATGATGACATTGACTGTGATATGTGTGAACATAAAGATGATTGTGATGTTAGATTCACCAAAGACGAAGATGGCGAAGTACACGGAATGACTGTTTCTAGTTCCGACGGAGATAGATATATTTCACATAGTATCTATTGTACAGATGCATTTGATCAGAATGAGATGTTAGATTTTCTAGCAGATATCTTTGGACTGTAAGATAAATATTATTAGAAATATAGATTTTCTTAGGCATTATGGGCGCAAAAACTCATAGTGCTTTTTGACGTGAAGTTTTCTTTTTGTGATTACACTCATGTTTTACCTTCCTTTCTTAGAACCTGTAGGCGTAAAAACTTATGGGTTCTTTTCTTATGCAGCATAAATCCATGAGGTTTGGAACCTACCTGCTAAGTAGTGTGTACGTTAATTCGTATTTGCTTCGAGTGCAATGTGCTGCGTTTTAATATGTTCTCTGTATTGGTATGGAGAATAAATGTGTGTACTCATGATTGGTGTCATAGCTGGTTGTGAGAATTATGGAACAGTAGGTGTTTGGAGTAGCTACCAAGCATATGAGGAAACCTACACGCCTCTTCTACTGTTCTATTTTTATTGTATGTGTAGGAGGAAGTGTAGGTAGAATTGTGAAATATTCAGAAGCGAAAATAAAAAATGATTTAAAGTTTATCTATGAAAAATACGGAGAATTGTCAACGAATTCTATTACTGATTCTCATAGAAAATATAATACCATATCATTAAGTGCATGTGATAGGCTTGGTACAAAAGAGTATCTTTATAATTTAATTGGGAAAGAACGTAAAACAACCAGTTTTTATAATTGGTGTATCAAAAATAATCACATGGAATTTATTGATAATTGGTCTTATGAAGATAATAAAATAACGCCAAAAGATATTTCGTTTTCAGAGCATAATTCATATTGTATGATTTGTCCTGATTGTGGAACTAAACGGTATTATAATATTAATTCAATTACAAATATGGGTGTCGTATTTAAATGTCAATATTGCAATTCATTTGGCAAATGGTGTATTGATAATAAGAAGGAACTATTGGATAAAATTGATTTTAGTAAAATAGATTTTGACATTTATTCTATTCCAAAAGGAAGCAAGAAAAATATATGGATTAAATGTAATAATTCAAAACATGGCTCTAATCCATTTATGATTAAGAATATTACCAAAGGTGTTAGTAAATGTGAATGTCCAAAGTGTCATTCTCTTGCTCAATGGGGAATTGATACTTTTGACGATGATTTTCTTGAGAAATATTGGGATTTTGATAAAAATGATTGCGATCCTTTTGAAATAGCGATGACAAATCATTCGAAAAAGATATGGATTAAGTGCCAAGATGTCGATTATCATGGTTCATATGAGACGAAACCATGTGATTTAACTGCGACAAGAGATAGAATTACGTGTCCATATTGTTATAATACACGAGTTCATAAATTTGACAGTTTAGGATATTTACATCCAGAAGTATTGGAGTTATGGTCTGATAAAAATAAAAAATCACCATACGAATATAAAACAAGGTCTGCTAAAAAAGTTTGGTTTAAATGTAATTGTGGAATACATTCAGATACATTGAGAAAAATTGAAATTGCCTACCTTAGTGGATTCGAATGTCCAGATTGCGTGAAAGAAAGAGATGAATCAAAGCTCGAAGAAAAAGTACGAAAATACATAAATAACAATTTAGGATACAAAACACTTCACGAACACAAATGTACATTAAAACCATTGAATCCAAAAACAAATAGACCTTTACCATATGATAACGAAATTGTAGATATTAAATTGATTATTGAAGTCCATGGATTACAGCATTATCAGTTATCTGGATTTGCTGAAATGTCGGCAAAGAAGTTTGGAACGACGCCTGAGCAAGAATTAAATTATTTACAATGGAAGGATAATTATAAAAAACAATATGCTATAAGCAATGGATATTATTATCTAGAAATACCTTGCAAATTCCGCTTCATCGGATCACCGATTCCGCTAGCAACGGATCAGTGTTTCCGGTCGTAACGGAACACTTTTCCGCTTCGTCGGATCACGCATTCTTATAAAGTGTTATAGTTTTTTCGTAGTCATTATTTTTAGATTACGAAAGGAGGCATTTTTATGCAGGACTACAACACTATTATTGGTGCTATTCAGATGCGTCTGAATAAGTGCCCAACCAGATCTGTTATGGATCGTTTTCGAATCGGATCAAGCACTCTTAACTTGATCATGAGTCGATATAAGGCTCTTGAGCTTACCATTGACGAGCTTGAAGCTATGTCACCCAAAAAAGTAGAGAACCTCTTTTACCCACAGAAAAATCTTCAACGCAAAGAAGTTCCACTTCCAGATTTTCAGTATTACTATGATCGTATTCATGCCCCAAACAGTAGAGTAAATATTTCATTCTGTTGGCTGGATTACAAAGAAAAGAATCCAGATGGATATGAAAAATCTCAGTTCTATGAATACTATCAACGTTTTGTTCAGGAAAACTATGGTGGCACAAAAATTTCAATGGCGGTAAATCGCAAGCCTGGTGAGAAGATGTATATCGACTGGGTTGGCGACCAGCCTGGACTTCTGACGGATGTTACAACCGGTGAAATCATGAGAGTTCATATCTTTGCCACAACATTAGGCGTGAGCAGTATGATCTATGCAGAGGCATTTCCAAATGAAAAACTTCCTTGTTTTATCGAAGGCTGTGTACATGCGGTATCCTTCTATGGTGCAGTTGCTAAACACTTTGTCCCAGATAATCTAAAAACAGCTGTTACGAAGCATACAAAAGATGATCTTGTATTACAGTCAACCTTCTCTGATTTGGAAGACTTCTATGATACGATTGTGCTCCCACCACCGGCTCGTAAGCCTAAGGGAAAGCCAACGGTCGAGAATCATGTGCGTTACCTTGAAACACATCTTATAGAAAAGTTAAAAGAAAAGATTTACACATCCTTTGAGGATTTGAATGCTGATATCAAAAAGATAGTAGCCGTCCTCAATGCGAGACCTTTTCAGAATCAAGCTTTTTCCAGACAAGAAATGTTTATCAAGTATGACAAACCATGTATGAAACCACTGCCAGGCGGAGAATACACAACTTGTGATTACAAAGCAGTACTGAAGGTGCCTAATAATTATCACATCGATTATGACGGCCACTACTACTCTGTATTGTATACTTACTGCGGAAAACCAGCAATCCTTAAAGCTACACCTTCTGAGATTCGTATCTGTGATCAGTACAACCGTCTGATCTGCACTCATAGAAGATCTTATAAGGATTTTCCGTTGTACATAACTACGGATGAGCATATGCCTCCAGAACACCTTTATTATCAAGAAATCAATTCGAAAGATGGAAACTATTACAGGCGCTGGGCGTCTGTGTTCGGTCCTTCCATGTCGGAATTGATTGATCGAATCCTAAAATCTTCTAAGCACGAAGAGCAAGCATTCAATGCATGTGCCGGGATACTACATCGAGTAAAAGCAATCCCTAAAGGCATTGCAGAAGAAGCCGCTCGTAAATGCATTGAAATGAACTCCTGTCGCTACTCGACGTACAGGCAGGTGCTTAAAAAGATGGAGTGCGATGAGCATCCAGAATCATCACCGGAATCACTTCCATCTCATGAAAACATCAGAGGAAAGGATTACTACAAGTAAAGGTGAATGATTATGGCATACAGACAGAAAGAATACAATTATAACGACAAACTTACAAAGAATCAAAATCTTCTTATGGACAAACTCTATAAGATGCGTATGTCCGGCATGGCAGAAGCTTTTGAAAACCAACTTATGAATCCGAATTCGGGATTAGAGAGCTTTGAAACAAGGTTCTCTGAAATCATCAACCATGAGTGGTTAGGGAGAGAAAACAAGAAGTTCAATCGGCTCTTAAAACAAGCAACACTAAAATATCCGGCAGCTGACCTTGATAGTTCTCTTTATGATCCAGAGAGGCAGTTAAACACACATGTCATTGAATTACTGGCCAAAGGTGATTGGATCGATGAACCGAACAATCTTTTGATTACAGGTGGAGCAGGAGCTGGCAAAACACATGTTGCATGTGCACTTTGCGTCACAGCACTACATCAAATGAGGACTGTTAAATATATCCGTGCGAATTATCTGCTTCAAGAATCCGCCCATGCACATAGTGAAGATAATTACTATGAGTATTCAAACAAGATGGCCGGTTATGATCTTCTTGTTATAGATGATTTTGGATTGATGGACTTAAATCTTGACAAGTGCCGTGATCTCTTTGAAATCATCGAAGCTAGAGATTGCCGAAAATCAACAGTTATCATCTCGCA